GCGGAAAGGACCCACGCTTTCGTGCAAACGGGTCCCTTCTCGTGCGAGCCGCGTCCGGCCGCGAAAGACGAGCGGGGGATCGTGCCCCCGCTCGCAGTCGCTAACAGGCCTGCGGCGATCTCACCGCCAGTAGCCATCCTTTTGCTTCTCGCGCGTGGCATGGCCAGCGGCGATCTGCCTCTCATTCACCGGCCATTTGTCACCGGCCATCCAGACCTTGCCCAGGATGCGGGTCAAGCTGGTCGAGCTACCGGGGTCGTAATAGCCGTCAGACTTCCGCATCACGCCTGGCACACTCACGATGATCTTGTCACCAGCCGCGGTCACCATGGCCTGCAGGTTGTCCCTCGACTTTCTGGCCAGCTCCCTTTCCCGAGGGGTCTTGCCGTCCAGCTCAGGTGCCCAACAGTCGATGATCCGCACCTCGAACCGCCTGACGATGTCGACCGTCACTGTGTCCCCGTCATAGATCGAGACCACTTTTGCCTCGGTCGTCCAAGCGGGCTCAGGCGCAACGCCAGTGGGAACGCCTGGCAAGTCCGGCAGATCAGGTGGACCGGCGATCGCCGCGCCAACGAAACACGCCGAGACGGCGGCCAGCGTTAAGACCATCCCGAAACAAGCCAGCATCTTTCGACTGAATCCATCAGCCTTCATTCGACTCTCCTTTCAAAGAGAAGTGAAACTTGAAACACCCATCAATGCGGGCAGCTATTCCTCAACCCGCTTGATCTCTGTCGGCACGAGTTTTCCGTCGATAGCTTCGATCGTGATATCGAACGAACCGCCATCGATCTCGGTTGGCTTGACGATCGGCGGAACCGCTTCGACTGGCTTGTCTCGCATCATCCATTGAGCAGCCGCCAGCCCGAGCCCGCCGAACGCCAGTCCTGACAGCAGCGTCACCAACGCACCCTTGACGATTCCTCCGCCGTAGTTGTTGGTCGTCGTCGACTGCCCGGCGAACTTCGTCACATGATCCCCGGCAGGCAGCCCGTAAGCCTGTGCAGCGGCAATGCGACTAAGTTCCATTTTCTCGGCAACGTCATGCATCGCGATGTTGTAGAACCAACCGCGAGCGTTGGCCGCCGACATCCCTTGTCCTGGATCGGGAGCGACGTGTGTTCGCTCTCCCTTCACCTTGCGACCCGAAAACAGGAGTCGCGGAATGAGTTTTAGAATACTCATGTCGTCGTCTCCGTCGTCGTAGGGTCCGTGGTTCCTGCCCCATCGGATAGAGGCTTATTGAACGCCGCCAACGCTTCAGTCGCCGCATTGGCCTGAGCGTTCAGCTTGTCCTGAGCGTCGCTTTGCCGCTTTCGCATCGCCTCCATGCGAGCCGCAAAAACCGGGTCTTCACTGCTGCCGCTGGCAGCGTCGATCTCAATCAGCGTTTTCGTGAGGTTGCCAAGCAACGCCTCCAGCGAAGCCGCTCGCATCGTGACGTCAGACCCATGCGAAATGTAAAGCAAGTCGCGAAGGTACTGAACGTCTGCCCGCAAGCGGTTCGCTGTGTCTTTCAGGGCCACAATCAACTCCCTTGTCAGGCGATTAGATGCCTACCCTGCGAGACGATTACCCAGCCTTGACGTTCGGATGATCGAGCGTCGACGGCATCCGGGCCGCGGCATTCAGATCACCGTAGAACGTGCCGTTGTCCGATCGGAAAAGCTGCTCGATTCCGTAGAAACCGAGAGCCCGCGAATCGAAAGCCGCAGCGTCACGCTGGCGAGCCGTCGCCAGCGTGGTGTCGTCGCGACGACGAGCGATCGCTTCTGCGGCATCGGCTTCATACAGCCCAATGAGTTCAGTAGAGAGAGCCATCAGACAAACCCTTTCAGGAAATTAGGGGACTCGGTTCGCACCAACATTGACACGAATTGTCCCCTTGAAGTTCTTCAGTTCCGCTTCCAATGCCGACACTCTCTTTTCGAGCTTGTCGATCAGCAGCGTGTTTCCAGGCGGTCCGGGCGGACCTTGTGGGCCACGTTCCCCGGTCCGCCCTTGTGGTCCCGGTTCACCGCGAAGCCCTGTCAGCCCCTGCATTCCGCGTTCGCCCGTTCGACCGGGCGGACCTTGATCTCCAGTGCGTCCTTGCGGCCCTTGTTCGCCTCTCTCGCCTCGATCCCCCTTCGGACCTCGCTCGCCTTGCGGCCCTTGCTGGACGATCACCTGCGGGCCTGCAACCGGCAGCGGTTCCGTTTCCGGGATCGGCACAAGCGGAGTCGGGGACGACGGCAGCGGCGATGGGGAAGCGGGTCGATAACACGTCGAGTCGCTAACGGCTTTTGAAATGCTGGGTAGCCATTCGCGAATAACAGCGGACCCCGTCATCCACGACAGTTTTCCGTAGTCGCGAGCCCCAGCGATACCAACAAGATTCCCGTTCGCATCCCAGACAGGGCCGCCAGACTCACCATCAATGAACGACGGAGAAAGTTCCAGCCATCGTGGATCATTCGCAACTCGCCCTTCCCGGCTGAGCCAGCCCCGATCTTTCAGCCACCCGTTGAACCATACATGCTGACCAGGCTGAGCGTCGGCTAAATGAACCACTCCAAATCGATCGGGAATCCGCGCCTCCAAGATCGCCAGGTCGATGTTTTCGGAATGCTGATCCAGGGCAACGCGAGCCGCATACCACGCACCATTGCAACCCACGCGGACAACAGGCCCGCTGACGCGCGAGCCGTCACCCGGACGAGACGCACGCCCGGCCGTTGCAATCAATGACTCCCCGGAAAGGCTAAACTTGAGGTTGTCGACGACGCTGCGATCAACAACATGGGACGCCGTGGCGATAATCGCATCGCCGTCTCTCGTCTTCCCGAGAATGACACCATTGCCACGACTGACAGTTTCGACCTGCTCAAACCAGCAGCGAACGCCGTCGCACTTTTGGCGGTTTTCGGTGAATGTCGCGGTGACGGCAACAACCCCTTCGGTCGATCCGGATTCCCCACCGATGGCTAGTCCGCACAGACACGACAGAACGACAATCAGGACCGATATGAATCGCATTGCGGACTCCCTCCCTCACACAAATCGGGCCACCCGTTGGACCTTGCCGGTGAACGTCAGCCGCCGAATCAGGCGACCGGGATTGAACCGGCCCGCCGGTTCGTGATTCATCCGGTTCAGCGACATTTCGATGGCGGCGATCGTTTCCGAGCAGAACAAGCGGGACAGATCCTCGGGCAATGTCAGACCGAGCCACTCGACCCAATTCGGCCCCGACCAGATCGCCCCGCCCATGTCGTAGTCGATGCTCAATGCGAGCAGTCGCTTCTCGACCAGGTCCGTCAACAGCCGCTCTTCGACGTCCGACAGCGCCCACCACCCATGCGGGCGGTAGACGTCCACCCAGCCGCCTCCCGCCGTGTATTCCTCAATGCGATCCCACGGATGATGTACCTGCACTCCGGAGACCGGTTCCCCACGGATCAGACACGGCAGCCGCGACAACGTCGTCGACTCGACCAGCAGCGGCCCGACCTCGCTCACACCCGGCAGACGGACCAGAATCCCGACATGACTAGGCGACCACTTCGGACACCCCCGCAGGCTGCTCGTTCGCAGCGAGATCCACCAGGGGACCAAATGCCGCACCCGCTTCGGCAACCGGGGACTGCCATAGAAGGCCAGAATGTCCCCGGCACGAAAGTCGAGCGAACCCAGCACGTCCTGCCGCTGGCAGTCCACGATCGCTTGCTCCTGATTCACTTTTTCACCTGGGCGAGCTGGTCCGCCACTCGATCGAGGGCGTCAAGAAACTGCGTCGACTGCCGGTCGATGCGGTCATAGAGCTGGCCGAGTTGCTCGTCGTGCCGCCGCTCGATCTTTTCGATGGTGGCTGCATGGGTGGCGCGGTCTGCTTTGGCAATCTCTGCGTGAGCATCGCGCTGGGCTTTGGACTCGTCTGCGAACGTCTTGAGCATCGCCTGGATGGTCGACTGATGCCGCTTGTCCTGTTGCGGCAATGTGCGAGTCAGAACCCAGACGCCGAAGAAGACCGCGAAGCCGAGATTCGCCACGGCCACCCATTGCGGCGGCACATTCGCGGCCGTGTTGGCCAGCACAAGCGTGAAGACCGTGCCGACCCCGCAGACGACTTCGACGACGTTCGAGATCAGCCTCGCTTGCCAATCCATTGAGCGGTTCCAAATGCAAAAAGGCCGCGACGATTCGCCCCACCAGAACGATGGGAGGAACTGTCGCGGCCTTGATTGGCACTTTGTCCGCTCACGCGCGGTCGACGCCGGGAAGTCTATTTATCCTCCACGAAAAAGTCGAGTCTCACCCGCCGCCCGAGGATTTCGCGAACGACAACGGCGACGCAATCCGGTGGCGCCACGACGGTCGATCCCCGCCGGACCGTCCGGCAAAAGCTGAACCGCACTTTTAAATTGGATTCCGGATCTGGCTCCGGAATCGAGCTATTGGGGATGCTATCCATTCTGCGTTCCCTCGCGGTGTCGGATCGTGAGAATCAGTTATCTGCATTCATTCAGCTTGCCTTGAACGTCATCGGCTTCCGGTGAAGTCTGCGAGTGCGACCCGGTTCCAATCTGACCGCAGGCGATCTCTATACGGCTCAAACCCATAAGTGAAAGCCTCGAAATCCCATTCAACTGGAAGGCGGTTTAACCACCCGACAATATGGCGACCGATATTCTCATCGGAATTTAGATCTTTGTTCGGGTCTTTGATTTTCACATCTGTCATCAATCGCTTTGTTTCCAGCACGACAACACCAAATGTCGACGACAGAACGGCCATTGATGCCCCAAGAGTCCAGATCGCTTCGTGTGACCAGCCTTCCGCGAATGACTCGCGATCAAACACAAACGCACCACCAACTACTAATGATGACGTATCACAAGATCGACGAGTAAAACGCGGGCAATGCTTCAACCGCTTACGCAGGCGTTTAACAACTCGCTTGATCTCGGTGTCTTCTACAGACGTCGACGCCTGCAATGTTCCAACGGACTCCTCTTCCGACGTCACACGGGCGCTGGCGTTCGCACTGTCCAGTTCTCGTGTCAGGTTGCTGACAATCTGCTGAAGCCGATGAATCTCAGCAGCCGCCTCTCTGTTCTGGCGATCCAGATCACACACCTGAGCGTGTAATACCTCAGCCCGTTCCGCCTGCGTCGTCCCCCTGGACTCCGCAGATGCCAGAGCCTTTCGCTGCACGTTCACCGCATCCTTGAGGCTCTTCAGCTTTTCAAGACCCACGACGTCGCGGCCCAGGTACGTTTCGAATTCCTCAAACTTCTTTTTGATCTGAGCATTGCTCATCGTTTGTCACTCCACATGTCGGCGGGAACGCGGGCGGTTTGCGGCAGCTTGTTCGGGGCGAGTTTCCTGATCTTCGCAATGATGCGGTCCGCCATCCGGAAGAACTCGTCGACGTTGGGGAGCCGCTCCCCATGTAACAGGCACGCATCCAGTGTGGTCTCGACGCTCTTGAGTTCTTTTCGGAGCACGACGTCTCTCGGCATCGCGGTTACTTGCCGCCCGGTCACACGCGCGACGATTTCCGGTTCTTTGTGGATCGCCTCCAGCCGCGCCGTGAACACTTTGAACGGGTTCGACGACTTCGGCAGCGGACTGAAGAAGTCCGCGATGTATGGCTCTGCATCCGCAACAGAGATTCGCGATTGCTTCAGTGTGTTGAGAAACCCGGTCACCGGCTGAACGGCGTGTTCCAAGGCTCCGCCCTCAAGATGCGGCGCGAGCGATGCCAGCATCGCGTCCGGGAGTTCCGGGCCGCCCACGGTCTCAATTTGCCGCTGGAGTTCAATCGCGCTGGCGATCCGCTGCACGTCGGGCGTTTTCCAGCCTCCCATCTTGGCAACCTCGGCACAGCTCAGGCCGCGATCCACAACCAGCACTTCGACCGCGCGGCGGCGGGTCCATTCGGCGGGTTCGGCTCGTCCCTGCATCCTGGCATTCGCGAGAACGCGGATTGCGGCCAGGGTGTCAGCCGATTCCGTCTGAACGACGTAGGCGGATATCCTCGTCGTACCGCTCAGTTCGGCCGCTGAAAGCCGCTGGACGCCATCCAGCACTCTGAGGCCCGCTTCGGTTCGATGCAGGATTGGCGCCGGGGCCGCCGATCCCTGTTCCATCAGGGCCGCGTATTCGACCACCGCGTCCTCTCGGACTGCGACCGGACGGCCAATGTTCTCCTGGTCCCAGCCGGGTACGAACGCTTTCGGGAAGACGATGCCGTTCGTGTATTCATACTTCACGCCGAACGTCGTCAAGAAATTCTCGGTTCTGCTGTCGGTCGTAAACATTTCGGTCTCCGTTTCGTCCAGAATTACCCTCTCCGCAGTTGTGCCAGTGCCGGTGTCTCGCGCCATTCCTGGCCGTCGAGCATTGCTTCGGCGTTGGATTTGCCGATGCGGTGGACGGAGCGTTCGCCGATCATCTGGGAGGGGAACGCTTCGATGTCGTGCGTGCGGAGCCACTCTTCCGGGATGTCCTCGAACGCGCACCAGTCGCCGTGCTGCTTGAAGAAGAACGCGACGTTGGCGCGGTCGCAGGCGTCGCGCGTCCGGCGGAAGATGGCCGGATCGCTGGGCCGGGACTTCGGGCCGCTCTCGCCGCCGCAAATGATCTGATCGATGCGGCCGGTCGGCTTGATGTCTCTGGTGATGAGACCATGCAGATTGCCCCGCAAGGCGTCGAGCCGATAGCCGTTTCCGGCATTGATCCGCTCGAAGTCGACCTGTTCCAAGGCAGGCTCGTACGACACGAACCGGGCGGCGGCGGGTGTCGCGGCCAGCAGGGGCAACCGCTCTTCCGCTCGGACCTGATCTTCGACCGTCACACCGAAATGGACGTTCGGCAGCGGCCACGAATTGTGCGGGATGGCGCCGCCAGGCGCGAGGGCGGGATTCCAAGCCGAAAGCCAGCGAAAGTTCAGGACGTCCGTCTCCGTGAAGTTACTGCCGACCTTTCGTTGCCAGTCTTCTGCCGCCGTCTTCAAGAGGGCCATGTATTCACTCATCCGGCGCGGACGCTTGGTCAACACCTGAAACGTGTGCTGGGGGCACAGGGCCATCACCGCCAATACCATGTCGAGCCACGCAACGCTGTGTTCTGACAGAAACAGGTCCGTCATGTCGCAGACGAAAATGCGGGTCGGCTTCTTGCGGCGGAGCGGAGACAGGAGTTCCTCCCGGTCCACGAACAGCTCAAGGCGCGGCAGGCTGGCCGGAACGAAGTCGAGCCCGGTTCCGGATTTCCCCGGCTGACCGTCCTTTCGCCGGTGGCGCTGCTGCACGTTGAACGCCGCGGCATAGCAGTGAGTGCAGGCCGGGCTGATCTTCTGGCAGTAGTGGCCAACTTCTCCGGTCTCCCGGTTCCTGGCACGGATCGGGTTCCAGGCAAAGTCGGTCCATTCGATCTTGGTCGGATGCATGGTCGCGAATCCTTATTCCTCTAGGACTTTGAGGGCCGCCTGAATCTCGTCCCACAATTTCGTGGCACCGCCATTGCGGTCGGGGTGGCACTTGGCCAGTGCGTTCTTCCGGGCCGTTTCGAAGGTGAACGATCGAGGGACACCGGCCAGCTCGTAGACCTTCGCCATTGCCGCGTCACGCGACTGGCTGGGAGCCGGGAGGGCCATCCAGCCCCGGTACTGTTCCGCCTGGCGGGTGACCCCATACCGATCGACGGCCCGCAGCGCCTCCAGGGAGAGAGCGATCGCCCGCAGGTTGTCGTGCCAGTCGGGATAGCGATCGCACGGAAACGAAACCGGCTGTTTGTCGAGCTCGAATGACAGCACGACGCCGGGGCCGCGAAGTCGCGCGTCCGCCCTCAGCCGTCCGTCCAGGCGGACCTGACTGACGTCGCAATCGACCTGGATGACCACCTCGCGGGCGCCGAGCATCCCCAGTTCTCGCTCCAGCAGATTCAACGTCTGACTGTACGTCGAATCGAACCGCGACTTCTGGCGATCTTTCGTGGGAACGCCCGGCCAACTGACGAGCGGGGCGATACGCATTTCCATCGTTAATTCCTCGTGTAACTTGGACCGTTGATGAGCAGAATTTCGGGGGCGGCGACCTGGTCGCCAGATGCGCGGCGGATGCTGTTGACCATCTTCTTGCTGGCCGACAGGGAGACCTTGGTCCAACCGTCATAGAGCACGTCCAAGGTGGGATGGTCGTAATAGCTGACGACGACGCGCGTCCTCTCGAATCGCGACAGGAGAGCGGCCAAACGCTCGTGATCGGCGGCCGTGAATTCGTGGAGATAGCGACTCCCCTTGGCGATGTAAGGGGGATCGCAGTAGATCACCGTGCCGGGCTTGTCCTCGATTCGCTCGGCGACGCTGAAGATGTCGCGCCGCAAGACCTTCACCCCCTTCAGCCGATCGTGCCATGCGGGCAGGCTGTCGCCGACACTTCGCCAGCGCCGTCCTGGATCGCCGCCATTGCTGGTGTATCGCACGCAGAAGTTGAGGTTGTGCTGGTCTGTTCCCGCGACGCCGTTCAGTCCCATCCACGAAACGACCAGGTAGTCATAAGCCCGGTCGACTTCATCGCCCGGCGCCTGGTCCAGCCGCTCCTTCGCTTCCTCGAACAGAGCGTCACTGAAGATCGTCCGTTCGACCCGTTCAGCCAGGTCCGTCCACTGGTCGGACGCCAGCACGCGAGCGAGATTCGTCACGTCCCCATGCAGATCCACGACGGCTTCGGAGGCTGACGGAGGTTTTGAGAACAGGACGGCGAGACTCCCACAGCACAATTCCCAGAAAGAACTGCACGGACCGATCTCCCGCACAATCGTCGGAGCCAAGGTTCGCTTTCCGCCAAACCATGGGGCCACCGATCCCACTTTCATCACAGTTTCGGACACGAGTCTTGCTCCTCGCTGGTTGGCTCGATGACTCTGCCGGTCACGTCGATGCGGCGGCCGAGTTCCCATGACGGCTGTTCGGGAGCCAGGTCCGATCGCTTGCGGAGTCTTGTGACGGAAATGAACTTCTCGACACCTTTCACGCCGACGACAACATCGCCGCTGGGAGCGATGTAAGCCGGTGATGTGACGATCGTGTCGAGCGTCGGTCCGAACGGCACGAACTCCCAATACCGGACTTCCGTGCCGATCGGATGCCGCTTGTTCCAGCCCCAGGCCCACCGCTTGGTGCTCTGCCGCTGGATGTAGGCTTTGCTGCGCCCGTAGTTGCGATTCATGCCCCCACCTTCGACGATTCCGGCAACGTGGCCGGGAGTACCTCCGGCTCGATCGCACATTCATTCGGGAATGTCTTGCGGTATTGCTGCCAGCCGACGAACGGGCCGGATCGCATCAGATGTTGAGCCGCGAACGCGACGTGTTCATGTGGCGACCAGTGGCCGAAGCCGCTCCCTTCGCACAGGCGGCCGAACAGTTCGAGGTCTTTGATGACGTTCCGCTCGCCGTCGTGGGTCAAGTAGCTGACGCGGGCACAGCGGGCCGTCGACACCTTGGCGATCGTTTCGCTGTCCAGGACGTCGAGTTCGTCGGGCTGCACGAACGGCGCGTGAATGCCCCCAGCAGGAACAGAGACCGGATTACTCGCCGCGAGCGCGTCGCGGATCATCCCGGCGATTCGCTGGAAATGGATCTCCGCGTGCTCGTGGCACCGAAGCCTGAAGAAGTTCGCCCACTCCGTCGCGGTCATCACGACCGTGATCCACATGAACGGCTCGGTCAGGCGATTGACGATCGACTTGTGAACGCCGAGATCGGCGAGTTGCTGAGCCGCGTAGAGCATGTTGTCACGGGCTTCCAGCCAGATCGCGGAGGCTTCCTCCTTCTGCTCGATCTCGCCCCCCGTCTGCATCCCCCGTTGTTCCGACCCCCAGCGAATCGGGATCACTGGGGATTCCTGAATCGCGGCCATCATCCTGGGCCACGGGATCGCCCGGCTGCTGGCTGCATTCCGCGCCCGATCCCGGTGCGTCATCACTTCCGAGTGGATGAATCGCGGGTAAGTCGCGGTGATCGTCGTGAGGCGTTTGCCACAGGGAGCTATGCTGTCCGCGATCACGTCGACGTTGAATCCGGTCATGGTCTTCCTTTTCTCGTTCGGCGTTGGCAATCAGTCGATCCAGATACCAGCGGGCTTTTTTGAGGTCTTCGAGCCCGTTCTTGTGCGGGGCTCGGACGACGTACTTCACGACGTTTCCGGCATGAAATCCGAGCTTCCAGTCTTCGATCGCGGCGATAACCTCGATCGATCCGGTGTTGTAGTGGGCGGGGTGATTGACGGTTTCGATCGGGCGTCCAGCGTTCGTCATGAGTTTTCATCCAGGAGCGACAGCTGCCGTGGCGCAGCCGTCAGTTTCGTTTCGAGGATTTCCAGCACAGTGGGCCGGAACAGCGGGGACTTGAGCCCGTTGCGTTTCACTTGTCGCAACAGGGTGGGTTTGTCCGCCAGGAGCGCGTCGACTTCGGCCGGCGTCATCGCGTCCAGCTTCGGTCCATACCGGGCCTCCCGGCGGTACACGTTCTCGTCTCGCTCGATCGCTGGCATGCTGGGCTCTCCTGGGACCCGCTCCGGGCCGGGTGTCTGGGTGTCGTGTGAATTCCCGTCCTGAACGCTTCTGGCCGCTCTCTGGGCTGCCTGGGCCTTCCAGGCGGCCGCTTCCCCGAACCAGCCGTCCGACGCTTCCAGGAAGCGTGCCTCGGGCTTGGTGAGCCGTTCGAAGAGCACTCCCGGAGGCCAGCGGCCGGGATGACGCCGAAACCATTCGACGACGCCAGCCGCCTGCGGGAGCGTCACACCCCGCGATTCAGCCAGTTCCAGGCACTGGACGAACAGGTCGATCCCGCAGTCTTTCAGTTCTCGCAGAATGGATTCCCGGTCCTCGTCGTCGCCGGTTTTCGTGGCTGCTGGCTGCTGGCTGGCCTGCTGCTGGGCGCTAAGGGGACGAGGAGGGGCGCTTAGATGGGCGCTAGAGGGGCGCTCTTCCTTATTGCATTCCACATTGTGGAATTTTTCTCCACGTGGTGGAGTTTCTTTCCACAATGTGGAATCAGATTCCACGTCGTGGAATTCAGTTCCACATTGTGGAATTTCCGGCTCGCTCTCTTCGCTGGTCTCATCACCAGCTTCGTCGTCGCACACCTCCTCCGTGTCGTCCTGGTCGGCCTCTTCGATCGCCCCGAAGACACGAGCCCAGCACATCCAATAGGTCTGAAACCGGCGGGTGATCTTCGCGCGACGGATGAACCCCAGCTCTTCCAGGACGTCGAGCCACTTCTCCGCCGTCGTGACGCCGCAATTCGCTTCTTGCGCCAGATCCTCGGTTCGGAGCTTCCAGCCATCCGGGTTGTCCCCGACATGGCATTCCACGAGCCACAGAAGCGCCTTGGCGATCGGATGCCCGACCTGCACCTCCCGCATCGCCTGACGGCGCGCGGTGAAGCTCAGACCGAGTTTCTTTTGCTGAGGAAGCGGCTTGTGTGGACGCATGAATCCTTCAGGCTCCGAGCAAGCTGGCGGTGATCGCGGTGGCAACGTGCGGAGAGACGCTGTTGCCGATCTGCCTGGTGATTTCGTGTTTCATCCCGCAGAACAGGTATTCCGCCGGGAAACCCTGCGCGAGGGCGAGTTCGATGTTCGTGAACATCCGGAAGCCGATGTCGCAGACACCGAGTTCCCGCATGGTGTCCCGCAAGACCCGGTCGGCATCCGTCCTGGCCGCATTGCTGTCGTCGTGCAGCCCCACCTCGGCGCAGATCAGGGCATGCCGATCTTTCGTGACGATCGTGGGAACGGGATCCGTGACACTCGCCCCGGAATCCTGGCCGTAATAGGACGACAGGAACGGGATGACGATGCCCCGGCCGTTCCGCGAGGTGATCGTCCCCAGCGGATCGGTCAGGCTTTCATTGCGGCCGCCGGTATGCCCGTCGACGCCGTGGTTCACGTTGGCTATGTAAGGAACGGTGAGAATCACCCCGCCGCGCGTCGTGAAGGTTGGAGTCGGTTCCTCGCAGCCCCTGGGGACTCCGCCGCCGCAAGTTGACTTGATGAACGGAATGGCGATGCCGTGATGGTTGCCACCGGCGGTGATCGTCGACACGGGACTTTCGAGACTTCTGCTACCGACGTTCTGCCGAAACTGAACGACGAACGGCTCGACGAACTTCCGCAGGCCTGCCGCGATCCTCAAGAGGGTCTTATCACACAATGGCCGCTTGCGGGTGAAGATCGAGGGACAGGGGATTGACCAGTCGATGACCTCATGGGCGGCACGCCACGGCAGTCGCTCCATCGTCGGCAGTCTGGGGCGAAGGTCGCCCGAGTGAGTTGGTTCCGGCAACGGCGCCGCTCGGTTTCCCTTGCGACCGATCACGAACAATCTCCGTCGTGATGTGCAGGCCCCGTGATCGGCGGCGTCGAGTTCGGCGAAATCGACGCGGTAGCCAGCGCCGCGACAAGCTTGCAGCCAGGCGTCAAAGAACTTCCCGCGATGGCTCTTCAGCGGTCGACCAGTTCTCCCGACCGGCCCCCAATGCTGAAACTCCGTGACGTTCTCGATCACGAAGAACGACGGGCGATGAAACTCAATCCACGGCAGCACTTCCCAGGCTCCGGATCGCTGCTGGTCGGACGTCGGACGGCCGCCACGAGCGCGACTGTGATGCGTGCATTCCGGAGAGGCAAAGAGGATGTCCATCCGTGGCGACTCGGACGGTCGCACGAACTCCAGACGCGAATTGATGTGCTGTGTCTCAGGGAAATTCGCCGAATGCGTCTGGATCGCCACGTCCCAGTGATTGACGGCACAGACGACGTCGACGGCCCCGGTCAGATGAGCACCGATCGACGTGCCGCCCGCTCCGCAGAACAAATCAACAGCCCGCTTCTTCATGATTCCTCGCTGGCCTAGTGGTCACTGGAGTTGGCGATCACAGATAGTTGGCTTCGATCCATGTCGTTTCGGCGGCGAGCGCGTTCGACCTGGCCCGGTATGGTCCGAGTCGTGGACCGTTCACCGGCGACAGGTCCGCCCACCAGTCGCCGTGTTCGTCCGGTTCGATGTGGCTGGCTCGCGCTATGTGACTTTCGCCCAGGTCCAGGAGCGGCCGGAGCGAATCGTCATAGAGGCACCGCAGTTGCCCCGTGGGGTCGACCGCGATGACGTGGGATTCGTGGGGCTGCGTCATGCTGGTAGCTCCCGGTCCTGCGGCTTGTTCGCACCAGCCGACCGATACATTTCGGACGTGGGTGTCGACTGAGTGGTGGAACCGATTGCCCGTTCCAGAGCCTTGGTCAGTTCCTGGCACTGTGTTCCCGGGGCGCCGGACACTTCGATCTTCGTGTCACCGGCCGGACTCACGGTGATCGTCACTTGTGCCGCCATGGCTAACCTCGCTTGGTGAGGACGAGCCGTTGCGACCCGTCTGGTTGGGTGATGATGTTGGAGACGCTGAACCCCTGCTGGATGGCCGTGCGTCGGGCCGCCTGGATGGCATACGCCTGTTTGAGGCGGCCGAGGTTTTCACCGGCCACGTCCACCAGGCCGTAGCCATTCGCGATGAAGTCCCACAGCAGGGTCCAGCCGGGTTTCCCGTCACGGCGGCGACACACCCCGATTTCGTAGGCACGTTTGCCGAAGAATTTCTCGGCGACTTCCGTGGCCAGCGGTTCCGGGATCCGCAATGCGTGGTCGCACTTGCCGAGATCGTCTTCCTGGAACCCAGGCGGAAGCGGATAGTCCCCTTCGTGCCGTCCCCACCAGCGATAGGTCTCTTGATCCGGCACAAACTCCATTCCGATCGCTTTCGCGGCGGCGGCCAGGTCGTCCAGGTTGGTGATTTCGAGATCGACGAGGGCAACGTGGCTCATAGCGTGATGGGCTCCAAGGTCTGGGGATCGCGGGCGCCGGGAGTCGGCGGGAAGTAGACGGCGTAGAGCGGGTGCGACGTGTGCCACTGGAACGGCTGACCCATCGCCAGCACGGTGATCACGTTCGACAGGGCACCGACGGCGCCGAAGGCCATCATTTCCTGACGCTCGTTCTCGGCTTTCTCGTTGAGCCAATAGCGCTTTTCGTCCTGCAACACGTCGAGCACCTGATCGAGGGTGAGAGGGATTTCGCTCACTGGTCGTTCTCCGGTTCGCCGTTCTGTGGATCGTCGTCTTCCAGTTCGAGGTGGCGGATCGGGCGTTCGACGATCAGACCGTCGAGCGATTCCTTGACCTTGGTCATCTGCTCGGCGATCGACTGCCGCAGAGACGCATCCTTCCGGAGGTCCGCCACGTCCAGACCGGCCACGACCTGGGACGCCCGTTCGACGAGCTGGTCGAGTTCGGCGTTGTTGCCGACTTTCATTTCCTGGAAGCGGGCCACGAACTCCGTCAGATTCGAGACGGCCGATTCCCGGAACTTCTTGGGCTGGCCGTCGTCATCACCGCTCAACCGGTCGACCAGGTGGGCCACCAGTTGGTTGAGTTCCGCGGCGAATGCTTCCTCCGCCAGGTGAATGGCTTCTTGCAGTCGCGTGGCCACCTTCTGCTGCTCGATCTCATACAGCTTGGGGTTCAGTTGCTTCAGGTGATCGGGCGGTTCGACGCTGGGATAGTCCCACGCCAGCACGAACGCATCGCGGATGTCGGCCGGGTAATCCGTGGGATCGAACAGTTCGCCGAGCTGCTGCCGCGCCTCGTTCCGCAGATCGGAATAGACGTTCTGCAGCCCGGCCGTCGCGTCGCGGAGTTCGTCCCGATACCGGCAGAGGGTTTCATCGAACGAATCGAGCAGATCCCGGCGGAGAAGCCGGATCCCCTTCACCGGGAACGGGACGGTCATCGTCCGCCAATAACACCGGGCCTGGCTGATGATCTTCGTGCAGGCTTTGTAGGCCGTGTGACGGGTGTTGATCCGCTTCTTGCTGGCGGAGAAGTACTCGCCCGCCGCGCCGAAGGTCTCGGCCGCCTGTTTGACCTGCGCTTTCGACAAGGCGCGACGGACGCCAAACTTCCCGTGCATGAGCCGCACGGCCGCCGTCTCCAGCCGCAATTGCTGGATGAAATCCTGATTCCCGGATTGGGGGAGCGTTGCCGTGGTCATGTCAGTCCTCGATCTCTCTAGTCTTCGATCTCGACAGTTCGACCGGTCTTTTCCGTTGTGGTGGGAGCTTTGCGATTCGCGTCGTAAACACCCGGTTCGCTCGCCGAGAGGAACCGGCCCGAGGCTTGATCCCGCAGTCGCTGAATCGCATCGGCAGCGGACCGTGACACCGGAACCACGAACTCGGCCGCTTCGACGAACGTGCAGCCGAGACGCCAGGCGATGTCGCAGCACTGCCGAATCTCCGCCCCGGTCCAGCCGTGATCGTTGGGCAGGGCCTGCATGGGGAGGGAATACTTCTTCACGTAGATGTCCCAGATCGCCAGCCGATCGGTGGCACTGGGCAGATCAAAGAAGAACGTCCCCAGCGTGAACCGGCGGCGGAGTTCCGGCGGGAGGTCCGCGATGCTGTTGCAGGTCGCAATCCACAAGGCGCGGCCATTCGACACGGCCGTGATGACCTTGAGCGCGTTCCGCAACTGCTGTTCGCTCTGCCCGACCAGTGAGCCTTTCGCCGCCCCCAGGTCGACCTGAATCGTGGGGACACCGCCATCGTTGCCGGCCGCTTTCGCGATGGCCGATTTCGCGGCGCCGGGTGGACCGATGAAGATCATCCCCGTCGACTGATGATCCTGCATGTAAGTCAGGATCGCTCCCAACTGATCCTGCGTGACGCCCGACAGATCCCCGCTGGCGCCGCCGAGCATCTTTTCGATCTCATCAATGAACACGACGGCATTCGGGCGGGCCTGGCCGTGCATGACGCGACGCAGGAACCCCTTGACGATCTCGCAACCGCCGATGTCGTCGAATGTCCCCCCGTCGCGAAACACCTTCAGTCCGGGGGTCTGCTCGATCGCTTGCCGTTTGCGCTCCCAGAGAGCCGGGACGTCAATCCCCGACTTGCGGAGACTCATCGCGGTCACCTGCTCGGCCGCGAAGGCCGACAATCCCCGCAACGCCTCGATCGACCGTTCGGCATCCTCCGGAGCGAGAGTCAGCGAGGCGGCCGCGTGCAGCTTCTCGATGATCCCACCCAGCTCGTCCGGACCGGGCAGCGGTTCCTCCAGAACGAGCACGTCGTCGGAGAGTTCCGCCGGGACTGGAAACGCACAGGCCAGGAGCACGAGCGTCCGTTGATCCTGTTTGAACTCGTCGCGCAGGTTCCAGACGGCTTGCACGATCGCCGGATCCTGAATCCAGCGGTGGGCCAGGTGGATGAAGATCAGCCCCTTTTCGGTCAGCTTGCCGGCCACGACGAGAGCGCCCAGCGGGTTATTGACGGTGGAGTCGAACTCGCCCTGCGCGGCGATCCAGTCGCGGCCCTGGGTATTGCGGCCGGTGAGACCCCGCACACAGTCCCATTCGACTTTCGGACCGTCGCCGTTCGCGGCCATTGACAGGGCGATGATCGTGGCGGCGGGATCCGGGGTGTTGACCACGACAAGCGGAGCGGAAACCCGCCGCGCGGCTTTGAACTGATCGATCAGAGACTGTGAGGGGGGCACGATGCGTTTACTCCCAATCGGATTCGTCATCGGGTTCTTCGAGCTCGTCTTCACGCAACTCGGCATCAGTGGCGGGGTTGAACTCGTCGAACGCGGCTTGTTTGCGGGCCGCCAATCTGACGGAGGTTTCCAGATCCGTATCAAGCGGATGAAAGATCGGCTGACCGGTCTCGTAGCGCATCGCATAGGTGGCGACGCGCGATGCCGAACCAGGCGGCTCGGGACAGGGATCATTGGGACTGACGGTCTCGCAAAGAGCTTCAAACTCTTCGACCGGCATGATTCCGGGATAGATTTTGGGCATGTGGTGGTTCCGTTGTTTGGGGAAGAATGCGGCGAGAACAGCGCCGCGAAGATCAGGAGCCAGCGTCGATCAGTCGTGTTCCGGCGAGTAGCTGGTCTCGATGTCGACTTCGTCGTGGTCCAGGACGATCGCCGTCCCGGCCGCCTTCATCTGGAAGATCGATCGCTCGAAGCCGTAGAGCGGCCCCACGAACATCTGCTTTTCGACGTCCTGATTCTTGAAAGCCAGGTGATAGATGCTGCCTGCGTTCGGTCCGAGCTTCTTCTCCAGACTGACGCCGAACCGAATCTCGCAGTCGTGTCGCTTCGTGTTGTGTTCTGGGTCCAGAATCACTTCACGGAACATCCCGTACGAAATCTCGCTGACTTGGAACGTGATCTCTTTTCGATCTCCGTAGCAGACGCAGCCGGAGTTTTCTTTTTCCCGCAGCATTTCGACGTACTGTTTCACCAGCTCGGACAACCGGATCGTTGCCGGCGCTGGAGTCAGCAGGTCTTTCATCCGCTCCGCGACTTGCGCTTCGATCGATTGTTTCGTGGCGTGTTCCACCTGGGCGGCGACGATCTTCAGGATGGCGTCGTTGTAGCTCGGGAGATCGATGTCTCCGTGGAGTTGCAGCGCCTTGCCGACCGCTTCTTCGACCTGCTTTCCGAATGCGCTGTATGTCCGAAGCGACTCCTGAATGTGTCGATCCACGGTTTCTTTGACGGCCTTGGTGATAACCGCTTTGGCTTCCGGGCTACGCATGTAGTCCGCGGCTAGGGCTCCGGCGGCGGCATTCAGGGCGTCGGCAACGATGGGCTTCTTGCGATTCCAGGGAAACATTGGCGGAGACCTTTCAGGGACAACGGGAGGGGTGCAGACACTTGCCGATCAGAACTCTTCGTCGTCGTCTGGATCGCCGACTGTCAGGCGCGGCGGCGAGTAGACGGTGGCCGGTCGGCTGCGGAATTGTTGGGCCGCGGATCGCGCGACTTCTTCAGTTGTCGGCGTCATGGAAAAGATCGCCGCCTGCGTGAAGTACTTCGTGAATGCTGGCAGCTCGCCGCCTCCATACCCGTCGTCGGGCAGGTCCGGGACATCGACACGAACGAAGTTCACACCGCCTATGACTTCCGATGAGAGCTTCCCGGCAAAGCGTGAATGCCCCATGATTTCGAGGATCCCCCACGACTCGTATTTCGCTGGCTCGGTCAAGATGTTTCTCCTGAGAGAGGCTGGAACATCAAAATTGCCCGGCTGCCGAATCGAACGGCAGGCCCATCCCGCTCCTTGCGTACGACGTGTCTCCCTGCGTCGTGTCGCTGGAAATGGGCACCCATTCCGGGCGTGATTCAGTACTGCGATTCGTCGCACTGAGGTTCTTCACCAGCCGTCGCGAAGTGCTCTTCGGCGATCTGGTCGTACCCGTCGAGGTCGGGGAGATTTCCCCAGCCGCCAGGCGGCGGCTTTCGCTGGGCCGGTAATGGGGCCGACTCGTCATCGGGCTCGACCAAATGCGGCGCCGTCGGCGGCATCGGTTCCGGCACGAACGTCCGGATCTGTTCGCGGAGTGCTTTCACCGTGGGATTGGATGCCCTCGGTTTGCGCTTTCGCTGGACTGCCATCAGATGGCCCTTTCGTCCTGCGGTGGCACCTCGATCGGATAGCCACCGTTGTGATAGATGACGCTCATGCGGCTCCCTCCGCCCTCAGTTGATCCATGCCGTCAGACACCACTTCGCAAACAGAATCAGCAGCGCGATGGTCGCGAACGCGCCCAGGCCCCCGGCGATCACGCAGCGCTCGAATCGCTGGCCCTGGCAGAGCAGAAGTTCGAACTCGTCTTCGTCATCCATGGCCGCGACCTCAGCGCGCACGTTGAGCGCAGTTGTTCACACGGGGGAGTCGCTGGAATCAGCAGAGTGCTGGCCGTGGAGTCGAACCACGCAGACCAGGGTTTTGACGCCTGGCCGGGCACCGGCCCGCCAGTATGGTCACTGTTCGAGACCGGCGGTGTATTCGCTAATCGACCTTCGGCAAACGACGCGCGTCCGGCGACCAGGAAACTTGCCGATCCGGATTCGACCTTCGTTTCGGAGACGTTCCAACGTGTCGACACTGATCGCGCCAAGCAGCTCGCAGGCTTCCGAGACACTGGCGAGGCCGTCGCAACCGAACTTGTAGCCGAATCGCTGATCGGCTCCGTTCAGTTCCTGCTGGGGGGCTTTGCTTGCCATTTCGAAACCTGCGTTGCTGTGCGGTTCACTGCGTCACGACGCGGGGAACAATACACGAGTTTCCGAGGTTCGGAAGACACATTTTTCCCGCAGATCAACGCACAATCCGGCGTCCGCCGTGAGTCGTCGACGTACCGCCGCAAGTCGTCTTTCATCCGCCGTCAGAAATTTCCAAGAAAATTTCCGGACTCGCGTTACGATGGGGTTCAGCGCGTCCGAATCGTCCGTCGCCCGGCGTGGTGACATGAGCCCGATGCGTGCCGCAGACAACCACGCAGACAACCACTGGCCGCCCGTGGCTGCTCGCTTCTGCGGTAAATGCGACGACGCCGGTACCGGATTTCAGAAATCCAGTAGCGGCGTCGTGCGTTCTTGTGCGGTGCTCTGCCGCCTAGGCTCCCAATCTGCATGGCATGCAAGAGGTCAGGGGTTCAAATCCCCTACCCTCCACTCGATTTACGACGATCGGTGTCGGAGCCAGACAGCCAACTGGCAACAACGCCGGAATTACTTGAACAAGCGGCCCATGGCTGACGTCGCTTGTCCCTGCTGATCCTTCAGCAGATGGGCATACGTGTTGTGGGTCGTCGAGGGCTTCGCGTGCCCCATGACCTTCGACACCACATGCACCGGGACACCCGCTCCCAAGGCCAGGGTGGCGTAGGTGTGTCGCGTGTGGTGAATTCCACGCGGCTTCAGTCCCAGTTTCTTCAATCGTGGCAGCCAGACCCGCTTCCGGTAGTTCGATCGGGACATAACGCCACCTTCCGGCGCGGGGAAAACCAGCTCGGATCCCGAGAGCCCTTCCTGCTCTTGAATGCCGCGGTGAATCTCGAGCGCCTGGACCGCCAGCTTCGTCAGATGAATCGTGCGGATGCTGGTGCGAGTTTTCGGCCGCTTGATCGTCACCCGGCCTTTCACCTCGGCGGCCTGCTGGAAGATGCGAATCGTCTTGGACTCCAGGTCGACCGCATCCCAGGGGAGCCCGAGCAGCTCGCCAATTCGCATCCCGCCGGTCAGCGCGAGAACCACCAGCGCATAGTCTCGAGTCTTTTTGGCATCGGCCAGAATCGCTTCCGCTTCGGACATTTCAAACGGAAAGATGTCTCGCGCGTCGTGCTTGGGCCGGTCGACGCCGGCCGTCGGGTCACCGGCGATCTCGCCAAGTTTCGCCGAGTAGATCATCGCCTTTCTGAGGACGAGCAGTGCCACCTGTCGAGTCCGACTGGGAACGGCCGTGCTCGAACCGTCCTCTTCGGTGATGGCCATGTAATCGACGAACTTCTGCACCGTGGCCAGTCGCAACTTCTGGGCGGGCAAGTCGCCCAGCGGCAGTCCGTTCTTTTCGATCGGCCGAACCTTCAGAATGCGATCGATCATCGACCGGTAGAGTTCCGCCGTGCTTTCGGCCGAGTGAGGTTTGACCTTCGCCTCGAACCAGCGATCGAGCAGCTGGCCGACAGTCACCTTCGACGGCTCAACGTAGCTGCCCGCTTCGATCTGGTTGCGGAGTTTGGCCAATTCGGTGACGACGTCCGCCTGGCTCTTTCCCGTCCTGGAAATGCGTCGACGTTTGCCGCCGGAGGTCGAGCCGACGGAGATCACTCCTTTCCAGCGGCCGTTGGCCATCTTGAAGATCGTTCCTTCGCCGTTGGCCCGTTTCCGAGATCGCTTTTTCTTCGTGAACGCCATTCGTCAGGACTCCCCGTCTTCGTGGTAAGGGACCGCCGACCACATGTCGGCGGCGTCGATGTACATCGTGTCTCCGAATTTCTTGTGCCGAATCTGATAGGTCGCCACCCATTCGCGAATCGTTCGTGGACTCTTGCCGAAACACTTTGCCCACCGCTCTGCCGAGAATCGGCCTTCGAGCGGGATTTCGCCTGCGCTGGCGCCCGGTTCCTCGTTGACACCGCGCGCAGCGCCGCCTACAGTGCTTTCTGTCATGAGAAAGCCCTTCCTGGTGTGAGAGCCGAGAGGGGGATTTCAATTGCAGGAAGTCACGGCCCACGCGAGTTCGCACCTCGCGTGGGTTTTTCCTTTCCTGCCCTCGTAATGAGTGCCAGCCTGATTGGCGGCGGACGAGGGAGACGAGACGCAATTGCACACGCGCGACAGAATGCGCGCGGCCTCTCAACGGCGTAGCGCCGTGGGGTCACCATGCAGTTGCGTCCGTGTAGTAGCGGGGGCGCTCATGGGGGTGGCAAGCGCTTGCCGGCGCGACCCACCCAGGCCCCACGGTCGCATCCTTGCGGATGGCGACTTGCGAATCGTGTCAACTCCGCCAGCCGAAATCAAGGGCTTGGCAAGAGGTCATCGATTAAGAAGAACGCGGCATGCAGCCAGCGTGATCGCGACTGAACGCGATGAAGGACCAGCCACTCCAGAAGGCACAACCCAAGGGGATTTGCTCGGAGTGAATCGGCTGATTGTTGTTATCGAGCATGGCTCATCCACGCTCTGGCCGCGTTTGGTCGCAGCCTTCACCGCCAGCGCCCGCTGGATGGGGTGTCTTCCCTGATGACACGTTCCTGATGGCGGCATGATGCACAGATGAACACACCGCCGTCAAGTGTGAAATCAGCGGCGCGCGCATCTTGTTGATAACTGTAGTCGGTCATTCCGTTCCCGGTAGTTTGAAGATTGTTCCCTGCTCTTTCATTCGTTTGTCGATCAGGTCTTTAGTGGCGACCTTTCCTTCAATCCAGACGTTGCGATGAGTCCAGGCGCGTTCGAGCTGTTCGAGCGTGAAGCCGGTCTCCTGGAGCCATCGAGCTATGGCTCCGGTTTCACCGTCGGACTCGCGCGTCTCGACTTTGCCGTAGTCTTCGAGCATCTTCAGATCGGCGGCCGTCGGACGGGTGGCTTCGTCGAACTCGACGTACTCGAAAGTCTCCGGCGGCCACGGTTCGATGGTGTCATCCGGGCTTGTGATCAGATGGGCAATCGGTTGCCAGACGTGCCGAACCCGGAGTGTCATCGCGATCCGCTTCACGCTTGCGGTCGGATCGACTTCTTCAATCTCGCGCGCGTAGGCATCGTACAGATCCTTCAGTGTCGATTGGATTCGCACATGGTCCAGAGGGCCGTTCCATTCGCCGTAGAACCCACGGTGTTGAAATCCCAGTTCGCCCCCGCTCTTGAAGCGGATTTCGGTCACCGTGATTTCCGGGGGAATGACCACGGCGCTGGTTGTTGGCCAGAGCTTTTCGACTGCGATCGGCGGCGCGGGTGGTTTCCCGCAGCCGAGGGCGAGTGCCAGGCAGAGGATCGCCGACGCGTGGAGTGTTCGCATTTTGTGCTCCTGGAAAGTGGGTTCCAGGAGCGTAGCCGAAATGGCTCGCGACGACATCTTTCGCCCCGCATCCCTTTGGAGTCTTCCCCGATCGGATGAAGTTCCGCCGAATTGACATCGCGGCCGACGAGGCGACGTTCAGCGGCCAAGTCCAGCATCTGGATTTGCAGGTTGCCGAGATGTAACACGCCGAGGGATAGGCCAGAGTTTGAGGGTTAATTTTGGCGACGACGCATCCGGTCACCGGCGACGTAGACGAAGCCGGACGGGGAGACGCAGACGTCGTAGCACTGGCCCAAAATCTCGCCGAATGGCGCGTCGCCCATCCAAGTCGTCCAGATCAGCGAACCGTCCACCAGGCTGAGCTTGGCCACGTGGACATCCTCGCCGTCGAACGTGCCTTTTCCGACCACATAGACGCCGTCAGATCCGACTGCAATCGCGTTTCCGACTCGATTCCCTGTCCAGACACCCGCATTCCACAGTGGTGAGGAGAAATTTCCCTCGTCGTAGCAGGAGACGTTTACAACATTGCTGGCGGGCATTGTCAGCAAATAGATGCGGCCGTTTTTCGCGGCGACTCCCTTTCGATTGGCACTCACTTCGCCGGCGCGGAGATAGTTGACCGGCTCACCATCCGAGCCGCTCAACTGCATCAGAATGAATGAACTGTCTCTGATCGTCAGCCAGTCGCCGTTCGACAAGAGGGCGTCTGGGTAACCAGACAGCAGGTAGGTGTTTTCGATCGCTTGGCTGCCGGGATTCTGGAAGGCGATTCCTCCTGTAGCACTCAATTTCCCCCATCCCGTCCCCGCTGTGTTTCCGACCTTGTGACCGCCTCCAAATATGATTTCTGTCCCGGACGCCTGAAGCGTGGTCCCAAGATAGTTATCGAACACGTTCAGGTCGGGCGCCGAATCCCAAATGGGCACTCCGCTCCCATCCACTTTGTGAAACCCGGCTGTGTTGCGATAGACGATATTCTCATCGGCGTCGACGCAGTACGGATGGTTCAGTAGCCCACCCGCGTTGGGCCGCGCGCCTTGCCATAGTCGCGTGCCATCATGGCGGATTCGTTCAATCACTCTCGCCGAGATAAAGAGGTCGCCTGGCGGGTATATGTACCCGAAGACAACGTCGTCAGATTCCGGGAAAGCCCGGAGAGACGTACCGACTGTCTTTGTGACTTGATCCCGACCGATGATGTAGCGCTGCCAGATTTTCCGGCCGTCGGCGGGATCCAGTCGCATCAAATTGACCTGGCAATCGCCGCAACCGGGTGCCCACTTCGAACCCTTGCACATATCCGATCCTTCAGCATTGAGCGAGAACGATGTACCACTTTCCGAAGTACTCGGAGACGACAACCGCGTCCCCTTCCAGCAGAGTGGTGTCCGTCGGGAAGAGGGTTCGCAGGCCGTGGAACTTTCTCCCCGGCACGGGAATCCATTCGTCATCGGCCGCATTGCGAACGCTGAGCGTCGCGGTCACGGGATCGCCATCGGGTTCTAGATCCTCGTCGAGCGTGGCTCGATACCATCCGAGTGCCGCTTCGTCCGCAAGTTTTGTTCGTTCCTGGCGCATCACAGTCCCCACTGCTGGATCAACGCTCCGCGTTCGAGGCGGAAGTCTTCCAGCATCAGTTCGGTTTTCTGACCGCCCGCGAACCGCCAGTTGAAGCCGACAATCTGCATTCGCCGCGGATTGCCGTTGTCCGGGTTATTGGCGTTGAAGGTGAGATTCCGGCCGACCACGGATTCGATCAGCTGGCCGATCTGATATTCGCTGTGATCGACCCCGTCGAGTTGCACCGAGACGCTGACCGTCGCCGCGTCGTTCTCGTCCCTGAGCTGTTCGAGGAACTCGGTCAGTTGGGTGGCATCGTCGCGTTCGTCAGGTTCGCCGCGTCCGTCGTCGCCGCTCAAGACCGAGCTGTCGGCCAACTGGCGATCGAAGAACTTCCGGGAGAGATCGAGGAATAGCGTTTGATCGCGGCCGCTGGGGCTGGCCGATCGTCGAACCGCCTCACGTTCCAGTGCCAAGTCAGTGTCGATGGCCGCCGTGATCCGCAGATGCAGCTTGTCTTCCTGCAGGAGGAGCCAGAGTTCGCCGGGCGGCGTGGCTCCCTCGAAATAGATGCCGCATTCCTTTTCGAGGACCGAATACCGCCAACGGCTCTTGGTCCAGCCCGGATCGTCATCAACCAGGTAGGAAGTTGCGTCTTCCGCCTCTTCATCCCACCACTCGACCAGATAACCGGCCGATTCGGGATCCTCGTCGGCGTTGGCACGGGAGAGACACGGCTGAAACCGACGCCGGCGCCGAACCAGTGTGTCGACCCCCGCTTTAGCCGCGAGATCAAAGGGCGCCGTGATTCCGGTCCGCAGGCCGATGTAATCCCCTGCTTCGTTCAGGGCGAATTTTCGGCCGACATTGCGGTGGGTTTCCGCATCTGCCTGGCCGATTTCCAGTCGGTGCAGATCCTCCGCGAAAGTGGCGTCGTCGGCTGATGGCCACGCGGGAATGAGCGGCACGGTCACTTCGCGGCGGATCAAGCCGCCCCGTCCGACGATGTGATTGCGGAGCCGCCCCAGGTCGTACTGCACCCGCAGATTGTCGACGTTCGTCTTCCGCAGGCTGATCGTTTCCCCGGGGCGCTGCAGATAGAGGTTCACCAGGGGGCCTTCGCCGAGACGGAAGAACCGTAGGCTCGACTTGCGATCACTCCCCTCCAATTTGTGCTCGACGTACCAGCTCCAGCCAAACGGCTGCAGCAGCGCATCCAGAGCGGCTGGGAGGGACAAGCCGTAGGGCACCGCGAAGTTCTTCAATCGCGAGCTGTCGCCGGCAAAGACCTGCTGGAGATCGTCGAGCGTGGGATTGTCGATGTGCTCTTCATCGGGGTTGGCGTTCCAGCAGAGCCAATGGACGGCCTCGGAGACCATCCATTCGCTCGCCTGCTGTTCCTGCCACGTTTTTGCGGCATCGGTCCGAAGCGATTCCGGATCCACAAACAGGTGGCAATCTCCCCGTTCGTCATCGGTCTTGTCGGAGCGATTTCCTTCGACCAGATCGTCGATCGTGGGATTGAAGACGAGCGGCCAATGGACGTCGACGACTTCGCTGGCTGACTGGTCCCAGACCCGGAGCGCGGTGATTGGCTGACCGAAAGCTGACTCGGACAGGATCGCTTCGGCCGTGACGGTCTCGCCCGAACCGATCGCCTGGCCTTGAGCATCCAGGAACCCCCAGGCGAGGACTTCCGTGGGCTCGCCATCTGCATCCAGCCGCCGGATTTCGACCTGGCGGTTGTAGCCGATTGGGACCGTCGTATCGATGAGCCTGGCATCGGCCTTCACCAGGTCGTATTTGAGCATGATCGCATCCAGGCGGCCGCCGCTGTGGGATTTGCTGATCCCTTCCACGATCAGGTAGTCGACTTCATTGTCGATCGACGGCGGCGACCCGTCGGACGGCCCCAAAAGCACCACCAGGCGGGCGGCTGGCCGCGAGAAGTCCGAATACGGGGGAGCGGGAGACGAGGGCATTGGCGAGCTACCTGGGCGTTGCCACGAGCGCGGAGACGGCGGGAGGTCCGGAGGCGTCGGCGGTGAACGGGATCGACGCAATCACCGTGGCGGTGGTCGATCCGTTCTCGGCGTCGATTCGGAACACGTAGCTTCCGGCGTTCTGCAGGCCGGAAACGATCGCCTCGTAATTGCGCACCGACGATGCGAGGACGATGACCGGATCGGGGGTTGTCGGCCCGGAGACTAGCACGACCACGAACTGTTCGGGCTGCGTGCCATCTCGAGCGCGTGTCCAGACCCAGCGAATGCGGACACCGCCGCCGTCCCGTTTTTCGGCCGCCAGCAGTCGAGCCGTTCCCAAGATGGCGAGTTCCGTGGCGATGCCATCGCCGTCGATCAGCAGCCGCTGGGAACCGCTGATCGTTTCGTTCTCGAAATCGGCGGCATGGGTGCGGATGTTGACGTGCAGCAGCTTTCCGGCCCACTCTTCCGGCATCTCGAGCGCCAGTTGATCGGTGGGCTGTTTGACGAACGCCAGGGCGGGAGACTTCGGGACGGATGCCGCTCCGAGGGGATAGACCACGTTCCGCACCAGGAGCGTGTCCGCCCCGTTCAGGATGCGATTGCGGCGATACTCGAGCGCTGCCGGTCCGGGATCATTCTCCGGGTCGACCGCCGCCACGTAGAGCGCTGCCCCGGTCGCTCCCTGATAGGGACGATGGGACAGCAGCATCGGAACGTCATCCTGCAGGATGCGCATCAGGGAGCCACTCCGAACGTCTTTTCGCGAACGAATGACACGCCGTCGGCGGTGATCGTGGTTTTGCAGACGTAAATCCGGTCGGCCGTGAAATTGGGGTTTTCGTAAGTCGGTTCGAACCGATGAGCCGCATTGACGGCCCCCATGTCCTCGGCGTCGAGCGACACCTGGGGATCGTTCCCGTGCAGCGTGATATCGACCGTGCATTCGGCCCCGTCGTCGATCGTGTGCAGCGGAACGATCTCACCCCGGCATTTGAGGCAGACGATCAAGGCCAGTTCCGTGCCCGACGTGCTGTTGTCCCACAGGCCGTTGTGAACCTCGAAATCCGCGTCGACGAGACCCACTTGTCCCAGCCGTACGGTGAGCGGTTCGGGCTGCGACAAAATGTCGTCGACTTCGGGATCCGCTGATCCTCCAGATTGCCGGTAGGCATTCGCCACGACGGCGACCGGAGCCAGGCCGGGGGCAATGGCGTCCAGATCGAGCGTCGCGACGTACAACGACCGGTCCGCGCTGATCGGCCGCTCAGTCGCAGCGAGGGCGACCGTGGTGACGGATGCGAGCACTTTCCAGGTGTCGTCGTCGAAGTCGAAGAACTCCCCGGCCGTGTTGGTCAACGCGAAGTAGACCGTCAGGCCAGGGGCGTCCTGATGCAGGATGGATTCCGTCGGCATGGGGTGCCCTCGGGGCGGTCGATGGTTGAAGGCTTAGATTTAATGGTCAGAGCACGCGACCGTCATTCGTCCAGACGCGCGCCGTCGAACTCGGGCCAGTCGGCCGAGATCTCGTACAATCGCTGACGGCCGAGATTCCAGACGTCGCCACTGTTCGCCATCAATTGATCGAATGACGGCAACACGAGGGCCGGGTGCAGAATCTCGCCAGTCTTCGGATCGCGCTGCTCGCGCCGAATGACGTGGGGCTCCGGGAGGATTTCCCACGGCAGAGCCAGTGGTGCAGTTTCCTGTTTGGGGTTGGCCACATGCGCAAGGTATGCCGCCTTGCTCGGATAAATGTGCCACACAATGCTGATATGACGGGGAGCCGGAAACAGGATCGCACCAACCTTTATGTACTGCTGAACGTCCGGCAGTCCGCCAGGCGATTCTTTCAGTGCCTGAATCACGCCCGGCGCCACGCCGTGCTCGGCGGACAATTTTTGAGAAAGGATCCAAGCCATCAGATACTCCTTGCTGCTGCGAGCCACGCGGGCTCTGGTTTCTGGGTAAAGGTTCCAGGGTGCCGCCCCTCGAATGGAACATACTCGCGAGCCCAGAAGGGCTTGGCATCCTCAATCGCGACGGCTTCCCGCCAGGCATCGACCTGCCCGTCGAAGTCTTCGACGAGAGTCTGGTGGTCTCCGGCGGCAGTGAGCTGCCGGTCGGACCAGCTCGGGCCGCGCGGGATGTCGGTCTCGGTGATGAGCGTGATCGGCTTGCCCGCTTGCGACATCAGCCATTCCACGCAACGGATCGCGGCGGCGACGTCGGCAGTGGTGCGGATCCCGAGGATGTCGTTCGTTGAATCCATCCCCCAGGGGACTCGGACCGGCGTCAGTCCCACCGAGTTCATCAATGCCGCGTGGGCCAGCATGATCTCGCCGGGGTGATAGCTGATCTGCGTGCGGTTCGCCGCTTCGTCGACAACCTTCACTTCGGCCGTGCCTGCATTGTCATAGGCATAGATCCCCGCCTGGTTGCTGCCGGGCGTCGGCTCGCTCGCCATCTGACCGAAGATCAGCGCGCCGTTCATCAGGTTGTTGGCGGTGCCGGACGCATAGAGGTTCCACTTGTTCGACCCGGCCGAGAGCTGGATTTGAGCGCCGAAGTTGTTCGTCGCCGATGTCAGGTCGGCCACGAACAGCCCCGTCTGGTTCGTGACGGTGGCCGAAGCCCCCTTCGACATGTTGATCGCGCGGAAGTGATACAGGTTGGTCATGTTGAACGACGAGTTCGCCACGAACGGGAACGAAAAGAACGATTCGCCGCTGGCGGTCGCTGAACTGTCGAAAGTCCCGGTCCACGTATAAGCGGCGTGCGCGGTGGCCCCGGTGAGCGTCCCTGCCGTCGTGAAGGCCCGCTGGGTCAGCGCGGCCGCTCCGATGCCGATCCGCTCAAACTGCGGCGTTGCCGACGTCGCGACGCTCTGCCCGATGGCGATGGACGGATTCGAAGCACCGCCCGCTCCTTCGGTCACAGTGACACCTGTTCCGCCAGTTAATGTTCTCGCGACGAAGGTATTCGCACCGGTCTGTACGAGAAATCCGTTGGAGTTGAACGCCGACAGGCTCGGCAACGCACCCGGAAGCCAGGCCGTGGCCAGCGTGCCACCGGCGCCGGCCTTGGGGATCGCGTTCGCTCCGGCTGTCGCCGTGGCAATCTCATCCGCTCCGCCGTGTTGATGCCGACTCGCATGCGTGGCCGCCGGGAATGTCCCGCTGTCGGGCGTCAGATCGACGTCCTGATCGGGCATCGTCAACACGCGCGTGGTCATCGTGGCCACCGCGCCGCAGTCGATGCGCAGCCGCTTGGTCGCATCGGCCGGATCGTGGATCAGGGCCGTCGTGTCGGGGACGGGAAACGGATCGAGGCGTTTGTCGAGCAGGATCATCGCGAGTCATCCATAAACGAAGTCGGCGGTCAGGGTTCCACTCGCAGCGGCCAGCGCGAACCGTTGCCCGGAACTGGCGACGACGTCGCGAGGCGGGATGCGGGCGGTGATCGTCACGTCCGATGGCGTCCCGGCGTTTCCCAGCGGCTTGGCGTTGTCGCGGGGCGTGATCCGGAACGACCAGTCTCCCGCCTGGGCCAGGGGCGGCAGATCGAACCCGTATTCCGCATCGCCGCGAAACGGGATGCGGGCGATCACGTTCGCATCGTTGACCGGGCCGTCGACGACAAGCGATCCCGTCAGATCGAAATGGCTGGTGTCGAGAGGATAGCTCTCGGCTCCCCACTCCAGCCGGTATTGATTCCAGGGCCGCACAGGCAGGTCCGCGCCATGGTCGACCAGCCGCTCGGCAACGGGAACACGGACGAGCGTGAGGGGAGCGGGACTGTCGCTCGGGATGAGTTGCCCGACGATGCGTCGCTCGCCAGGTCGGAGCGTCGTGCCGATCAACCGACGATTCGCGTAGAGCTGCCAGAGCCATTCGGCCGTGTACCGGGACACGAAGTCCAGATACACGGCGCGTGGCCCCAGCCAGCCAGCAGCAACGATTGTCATGCCTCCCAGAAACCACATGATCTATTCCGGCGACATCTGAACAAAATGGAGACGGCAATCCGCGAACCAGCCGAGGGCCGGACTGGGAATCGCTCCCCGGCCCGAGACGATCTCAAGCCGGTCAAACAGGACGTTGGCGATGTTTCGAGTGACGGCGGCCGTCGTCACCAGCGTGCCGATTTCCCCGGCGTGTTGTTCGATCTCTCCGAGCTTGCCGAGCAGGTTGGAGAACGAATAGTTGCTATGAACCCAGATCCCGATGCTGAACGGCCGCGAGTGACGGCCGCCGCTCAATTCGGTCGCGCCGTCCAGCCCGAAGACGTGCGTCCGCTGGACGGGACGATCCCACGCCCCGAACTGTGGCTCTTCGTGCGTGCCAGGAATGCTCAGTCCGGCGTGCGTGATGGCCATCAGTTACCTCCCAGTCGCGCGGCCGGAACGGGAGGGGGCGGAGTGACATTCGGCATGGACGGCACGCGCTCGCCGCCAGTGTTCTGATCGGTGGCCTTCGAGTTCTCCTTCAGAGCGGCCGTGTTTTCCTGGAGGGCGGCGGCCAGACGTTCATTGACGGCCGCATTGTCGCCACCGCCAAACCCACCGGTTGCTGCCTGGGCCGCGAAGGATATGGCCCCGCTGACACTTGTCAAACCGAGAGCCCCAGTGACGGCGCTGGACTTCGAAGTTGTCGCCGCCCGCTGACCGAGATCGCGGCTGCCGGTGGCATAGGACACTTTGTCGAAGATTCCGGCCCGGATATCCCGCTCGATCGGCAACGCGCCATTGTCTCGCAGAGTGTTGTCGAGCGCCAGCTTTCGCAGGTCGCCCATTTGGTCCTCTTCGGCCTGTCGGCGGCGCTGCTGAAGTTCGAGACGGCGGCGGCCGGCGGCGCGACCCGACGTCGCGGTCTGGACATCCTCCGCGAAACCGGACTGATCGCTGATGGTGGCAATCGCCCCTGGAAGTTTGTCTCGGTCTCGCAACAACCCAGTGATCGGCGACGCCGCTTCGGTCCCAAAGAGTTTCTGGATCAATCCCTGACGTTCTTCCGGCTTGACAGAATCCAGACCGCTGGACAGTCGACCGAGCACGGACTCCATGTTTTCGCCCAGAAAATCGACGTCCTCCGGCTTGAGATTCAGGCGTTTGAGGACGTCTTCGCGTTGGCTGTCACCCTTGGCCCCCATGAGACGATCGCCGAAGATTTTCAGTGCCGTGGACGCATTGTCCGCTCCGGTTTTTTCTCTCAGTACATCGAACGTGCCGAGCACTTCTTCGGGCGTGATCTTTCCCGCGAACGACTGGCTCTTGCCTGCCAATTGCGTGAGGTCGGAGATCTGCAAATCCGTCCCCTTGAAGAGACGCTGCGTTCCAACTCCCACCCGCCGGAGGTTGGCGGCGTTCTTATCCAGTCCCTGCGCCGCGAGGAACTGCCCGAGAGCCTGCGTCAATTGCGTCGGATCTTGATCCAGCAGGTTTCCCGCCGCGAACGTCTGGAGCGCGACGTCGAGCGCCTCACCCTGACCCTCTTTGCTGCTGAATCCGGACGAGACCAATTGCGTTGCGACTTTCTGGGCGAAGTCTTCGTCCACGCCCCGGCGTTCGGCCACGTCCAGAATGTTTTTCTGGGCATCCTTACCTTGCAGATCTGTCAACCCGGCCTGGACCTGGAACTTCCGGAAGAGCGTGTCGTATTTGTTAGCGACCTCTTCGGCCTGTTCGAGAGCTTTCTGGTTGGCGCTCAGCCACAAGTTTGCGCCGCCCGTGACGATCGCATACCCGCCCGCCAGTGCCGACAACTGTGCTCCCAGTTCGGCCAGTCCCTTCGTGCCGCCGGACGCGAACGAGTCGTGTTCTTTCTTCGCCTTGGCGACGGCCCGGTTGTAGGTCTCCTGGGTGATGGCGTTCTTTTGCAGCAGGCCATCGAGTTCGCGGACCGTGCGGTTGTATCGCTGCTGCGGAGTGAGCACCGATTCGACGACGCGACGGGCCGTCTGCTGGAGACGCTCCTGTTCCAGGCGGAGTCGTTCCTGTTCCTCCCGGACCGACCGGATACTGTCGTCCGTTGCTTCGAACACCCGCTTCTGTTCGGCGACGGCCCGGTTGTAGGTTTGGGCGTCGATCAGTCCCGACTGAAACAGATCCCCGAGCTTGTCCAGTTCCTTGTTGTACCGCTCCAGCGGCGTCCGCGTGGACTCGAAGACTCGGGATGCCATGCGCTCGTATTCGGCGGCCCCCTGGGTGTTCTTCTTCTCCGTCGTGGAGATTTCCGCGAGGGACTTTTCGTACGCCTCGACCGAGTCTCGCGCCGCCAGCCACGCGCGGACCGCTCCCGCGTCGCGTCCGTCGAGGATCACTTCGACCTTTTGTTCGGCCATGGCGGAGGTCTCAAAACGTCAAGGCGCGGAGCATCAGCAGATCGAACAGCGTGGGAACGTAATCCGGCGGCATCAGGCCGTGTCGCCAGCGGGCGAAACGGAGTTCGTGGATGCCGCCGGTTCCCGTTTTTTTGAGATCGTGCTCAACAATTCGGAATCGCAGGCGGCCACCAGCGTTTGGAAGATCGACTCTTCATCGACCAGCGGTCCGAGCTCGACGGCCAGCTCCGGGACCATGCGATAGTTGAGTTGCAGCAACCGCACGGCCTGGGCGAACTGGTGTTCGAGGCTGACGTTCGCCAGATCACCCTCCAGTGCGATGCGAACCAGGTCGAGCGCGAAGTCCACCTCGCGCCGCCAGTCGTCGTATTCCGGCTTCGGCGTCCGCAGCAAACTGCCTGTCTGCTCGCACAGCGAGAGCCGACAGGGAAGGTTGAGGAGGGAAGGAACCTGCCAGTCGAACCCGTTGTAACGCAATCTGGCCCGACCAAAGATGACCTTGGGCCGCGCGAGTTCTTCAGGCGTCGGAGGATCGCCTGCCCACCAGCCGACCCAGTACCGACCGCCCGGCAGGTTCCGAACGGGATCCGGTGCAGCCCGCCGCCAGACCTGGCGATCGGGCTGATAGACGGGTGAGGCCGGAGCCCATGTCACCATCTGACCAGCTTCGCCGCAGGGTCCGGCGCCGAGTAAATCCGCATACATCGGCGCCGCGTCGTCCGGCCGGAGCAAGGCCCCTAAGCCGACGTCGTGCAGATTCTGCGGGTTCGCGGCCCGCTTGCCGGGGAGGAACAACAGGTAGTGCATGTGACCCTTACGCGGTTGCGGGTTCCAGGATCGTTCGCAGTTGGATTGTGGCACTCTGCCCGCTGGCATTGGCCACATAGAAGTCCGTGACATCAACGGTCAGTTGGCAGTCCCAGCCGCAGTTCTCCCACCAGATGGCAGGCTTGCCCGCCTTCAGTTCGATCGTGTTGTCGGGTGAACCAGTGCTGTTCGTTTTGACTGTCACGTCGCGCGTGCTCGTGAGGAACAACGACTTCAGTTGCGAAACGTCGATCGACACGGTTTTCCGATCGGCCGTTGCCTCATGTGGGACGGTCCACGGTGACTCGGTGTCGCCAAGATTTAACTCCTGGAGACCGGCGACGACGACGGTGTTTTGCACCGTGTCGTTCCCTTGTTTCCAGGTGATGTCGATCGCATGCGCTGGCATCGGAGGATCCTTTGATGTGACTCCCGACTGAGAGTCCGGGGTTTACGGCAGAGTCGTGCCGACCGTCACGCTGGCGGCCACGGCGTTGTCGCGGGCACCGGTCACCATCAGGCGGCCGGTCGCATCGTCGGTCCCTGACTGAGAGGCGTCGGAAATCTCGTACAGCCCCGCGTGAAAGGTGATCGCGATGTGATGGGCATCTGTCGGAGCCGAGCCGACACGCCGGAAATACTGGGTGATTCCCGTGCTGATGGGCATTGCCCCGAAGCCGACGGTCGTCATCAGTTCGAGGTTATCGAACCCAACTTCAAGCGTGTCGGCGATCGTGATGCCAGACCCTTGTTCGGCATAGATACCCCCGTCGCCGCGCTTGGGGGAATACTGGATCCCGGTGTTGTACTGAGCCGACTGCACGCCCTTCAGGACCGTCCCTTCAAAGACCGTCGGACCGAGCTTATAGGCTGCCAGAATCCGGGGCGTGCCAGTTAGGGCCTGTCCGGACAGACTGACCAGCGGGGCATTGGTCCCATCGAACAGGGGCTGAAACACGAGCGTCAATCCGGCCGCGCTTGTCTCGTCCTGCTGGGCTCGGATCGACTCAATGAAGATGTCACCCAGCGTGGCACTGAGCACGACGTGCGACGATCCGGTGGCGAAGACACCCCCCGATTCGCGGGCCTGATATTGGATCTTCGACACTGCATCAATGCGGGTCATGCTGCGCAGCGGAAACGCTGTCAGAATGGCCCCAATGTTGACGGCCACCAGCGACACGCGGAGGTCTTGCGCGACCACGGCCGCGAACGCGGGCTGTGCCGATCCATCGGGAGTGAGCACCATTTTCTGCACGCCCGAGGATGGTGAGACGCTGACGACGTCGGGGATCGTCGTCGCGCCGAAGATCGCGGGATAGCCGGTGAAACGCTTGTGCTCGTTGATGGCCATGGCTCAGCCTTTCTTGCGAATTCGGTAGCGAGTGCCCGGCTCATTGGCCCGCCGGGTGTAATCGTCGCGCACGTATCCCGCGACGGCCTTCAGTTCGTCGGCGGCGATCGCCTGCAACTCCGCGATGATGCGGAGGACATTCTGTTGCTGGGCCGACAGCCTGGCCCCTCGGACGCGCAGCCGGCCGGTCCCTCCCTTGAACGGCAACCGCAGAATCAGGCGAGCCTGTTTTTGCGTTCCGGTGATTTGTCGGGACTGGGTGACGACCGCCCGCGTTCGTCCGCTCCAGACCAGGTCGGGGAGGCCGCGTCTTTTCTTGAGCTTCTGATAGCGTTCGCTCCGGCTCGTGTACCCATACTTCGCTCGGGCGAACGGCTCGAAATGTCGTGGAATGTGCCGCTCGTGGTGGAACCTGGCGGCATCCTTGAGCGCCTCCCGCAGGAACGTGCCGTGATCGCGGATGTACAGCCGCGGATCGCGCGGCAGTGATCCCTTCACTTCCAGGATGGGTCCAGCCGTTGCTCCGCTCATAGTCCCCACTCCAGTTTCAGAGTGCAGACTCGGCAGATATCAACGTCGGTTTCTTCGTCATGGAGCCAGGCGGTTTCGAGTTCCTCGACCGCCACGAGATCCCAATAGAAACTGACCATGTCCGGACGCGGCCCCTTGGCCAGGTCGAGCATCTGCCGGGCGATCTGACCGCAGACATTCGACCATTCGAGCAGCTCTTCATTCTGGGTCGTATGCCGGGTTTCCGGCATCGGTCCATAGAGCGACAGCATCAAGGAGCCGCCCTCCTCGCGCTGCCGCGAAATGCGCTGGCTGGTCAGGCCCGGCCACTTGTAGAGCACCGCCCCCGGCGACGGCGGGCCGTCCCGCTCGACATTCCAATCGGGATACCGGATCTTCTCCAGCGCCTCATCGGTCGAATCGGTTTCAGTCAGCGCGCGGAACGCTTCGGTGTCGGCTAGCAGGATGGCCGCCGCCGCAAAGACCGTCGAGAAGGGACCGAGTGCCGGGACTGGCATCTATCATCATCCTGGGATGTTCTGAACCGGAGGACGTTTGAGCGTCGTTGTCTTGGTTTGCACGATGTCGACGATCTGACATACAGTTCCGCGAGCGACAGCCGTGGGAGTCCACTGCTCGCCCCGCAGCGTGAATGACCCCCGAGGCGAACTGTCGGCGTCGATCACCAGTTCCACGCCGTCGATGTAGCGATACAGCGTGAGACGCCCGCGAGAGATTCGACGAATCCCCTTTTCGTCATCTGTCCGCCCGCGGCCTGGCTCTTCACTGAAGACGCCAATCAGGTCGATCGGATCCCCCTCCACCGGAGTCCAGATCACTGGCTCCCGGAGTCCGGCATCCGCCGAGAACAGCATTTCGAGGCCGTCTTCGTGGAGTGACACCGTGGATCCCGCCAGGCGGAAGAAAATCGACGCGGGGGGCGGCTCCGCCTGCACACCCCCCGCGCTTCCACCCCCTCACAGGGTGAACGATCAACCGCCGCCGGTGCCTGTGACGAACGTGGTCAGGAGCTGGCTGCATTCCTTGTGGAAGATCTTGAGCCCCCAGTTCGTGCGGCCACGCAGGATCCCGCCGCGGCGGTTCTCTTCGCGGTACTCTTCGACGATGACGGAGCCAAGCAGATCGGAATCATCGCCGCCGGGAAGCGAAGCGATCTGATCGTTCCACATCAACGTGTTGCCCAATCGCGGCTTTGCCACCGAAAGATCCTGATCCTGTGAAACGTGCGTCACGAGAACCGTTTCCGGCGTCCACATCTTGCTCAGTGAGGCTGTCACGGCCTTTCCGGCCGTGTTCTTCCTGGCATCCGCAACAACCACTCGCTCAATGTCGAGCACCTGCGCCAGCAGGGCGGCATGCCCCATTTTCGCACGATCTTTGACGTCCATCTTGTAGACGTGGTCGATGAACTCGTCCGTCCGGATCGTCTTCCGCAGGGCTTGCTCGTGGATCACGACCGTATTCGGCTTTCTGCCAATCCGATCGGCCACGGTGTCGATCGCAGTTTCAATCACCGCGATCGGCGATGCCGTCGTGGGAGCACTCACGGCCTGCGTGGTGCTCAACGGCGTGATCTGACCGGCAAAGGTCGTCTCGTTGGTGACAAGATCGACGATCTCTTGTTCGAGAGCCATCGCCAGCCGATTCATTAGCCGGTCACTGGTGATCTTCTCAATACGAATCAGGTCACCATAGAGTTCCATTTCAGCGTCGTCGATGACTTCTTCGAGCCCCTTTTCGGACGTGGTGTAACTGTCCGTATCGAACTCGAAGTTGTCCCGCTTGTAGCCCGAGCGTGGCGCGCGGGTCGCGTCTTCCGCCGCCTGCAACAGCGACTCAAGATTGATCCGCATGAATTCGGCGGCATTCTTCCCGACACCAAGGCCAGGGAGGATCTGCAATCCAACGAACCCCTCGCGGTTCATCAGCAGGTCGAATTCCGTGTACTGCAAAGACAAGTCCAGGCGAGTGATCGCCGTGGTGGGCATGGCCATGAGAAACTCCCAAACGAGATCAGATCGAACCGGACAATCACGGCCTGTGAGGGGCTGGGAATTCGACGACGATCACTGTGAGCGGGTGGCGGCCCGACTGGTTCTTACGGCTCGGCGGTCCAGGTTCCCGTGAAGCCGATGACCGACCATTCACCGGCCTTCGTGCAGAGCAGATGAACCGTCTCACCGTCAGCATTCGCGGTGAGATACTTCCCAGCCGCTCCTGGCACGCCCGTTGACGGGAGGCTGATCTTTTCCGTGCCGTCGGGATCAAGACGCAGTTCCTGGGCAGCCCCCACGCGGAACGGGAAATCCAGTCCGAGGGTTGCTGGCGGCAACGTCAGGACAACAGTGCCGGTCGCTCCGACCGTCGTGTGAACCGTGCCGGATTGGGCGGCCGTCAGCGTGGCATCCGCCGTGTGAGCCGTCACCGGCTTGGACAGCGGAGGTTCCTTCGGCAGGATCTCGATCTCCTGTCCGATCGCCGTAGCCGCTTCCAGCGCGATGCCGACATAGCGCCCGCTGGGCACCATCGACACCGTGCCGTTGGCGGCCTGGTAGACGTCCGCGAACTGGGTGACAGTCGCTGCCACTCCAATTCGGAACGTCCAGTTGTTCGCGAGAAACTCTCCGGCCAAAGGTTCGTCGGCGGCATAGGTACGACCCGCCGAAACAGCCAGCGCCAGGTCTCCCGGCCCGGCATATGCCCATTTGCCCCCGCTGAGTTTCAAAAGCCGATTCGGGGCCAGCGCCGCCGAACTCAGCTTGGTCATGGATTCTTTCTGGACGTGCATGGCTGATCCTCGAAACGGAAAAGTTGGTTTGTGGTTCTTGGAAGGGGCTGAGCCCCCGTTACGGTGGCGATTACTCCGCGAACATGGACGCCTTGCGGGCGAGCATGTCTCGCTGGAACTTCGACTTTTGCGAGCCCATGAGAAACGCCTGGTGGGCGGCCGGATGTTTCCGGGCGACCGCCGCCACGGCCTTCTGGCGTTCCATGCCGGCCGTGACCAGGTCATCGACCAGCGAGCAGAAGTCTTCACCGGCATCGTTGGCCACGGACGTCCGTCCCGTGCCGGCCGCCGCAAGGTTCACGGTGTTGCCCGGCACGGCGGCCCCAGTCGTCGCCCCCGCCGACTGGGAGTTCTGCTGCTGCAATTGCAGGATGAACGCCTTCTGGGCCGACTCAACCGTGGCGTTCCCTTCGAGCTGGGCCATCAGGAATTCCGCCGGAGCATTCGGACAGGCGGCTTTCAGTTCCGCCAGCGTCGCGGCAAGCGGCTTCAGCGGGGCTGCCGCCGCGAGCAGTTGCTGCGTGCCGAGCGACGTCGGCTGACCTCCAGAGCTGGTCGCAACACTGGATTCGATTGTGGTGTTTGTGGTCACGGCCACGGTTCCTTTCGGCTTGGCGATCTGCGATTGCAGTCGCGCGACGGCATCGTCCAACGTGGACACCGTGTCCACGAGTCCCAGAGAAACGGCCTGTTGGCCGATGTGAACTCGACCATCCGCGAGCCCCTGCACGCGATCGGTCGGGAGTTTGCGGCCCACCGAAACGGCCTGGATGAACTGCCCGTAATAGGTGTCCACGAGGGCTTGCCGCATTGCGATTTCTTCCTGGGTAACCGGCGTTCCCGGCTGTCCCATCCCCTTGTAAGCGCCCGCCTTGATGACATGGACGCGAACTCCGAGGTTCTCAAATTGCCGGGATCGATCGGCAACTGAGCCAAACACTCCGATCGATCCCGCCGCGCCGGTCCGATTGATGGATACAAACCCAGCTTGCGCCGCGACCCAATAGGCGGCCGACGCTCCAAGATCTTCGATGTAGGCATGGGTCGGCTTGATGAGGTTCGCGCGAGCCACTTCATCAGCCAGGTCGGCCGTTCCGGCCACCGTGCCACCAGGCGAATCGATCAACAGCAGAATCCCACTAACATCGGGATGTCGGACCGCCGCGCGGATCTGCATTCTGGCAAAGACCGAGGACGTCGATTCAAACATCGACGACTCTGCCTTCATCAGTGCCCCGGAGATCGGAACTAGCGCGATTGCTCCGGTGCGTACCGGTTCGCTGGATCGAGTTCGGGACTGCACATCTTCTCGGCGAGCGGCCACGTGAGACGGCAAATCGATGGAAGCAATGTGCTGCAACATCGGCTCGAATCTCGACTCTTCCATCGCCCACAGGCCGAAGTAGTCGTCGAGCCGATCATATTGCGGACGGATGGTGTCCAGGCGGAGTTCGATCACGTCAACGCTCCCTTGGGTTCGGGACTCGGTGGCCCAGGTTCGTCCTGGCTCTTTGGACTGGGGGCAGCTCCATCACCGACAACAACCGAGAGTTCCTTCAGGTGGGTCAGGAACAAGACGTCCCGCCATCCGATCCCGGCTGCCGGATATTTGGAGTTGATAATCTCGGCGGCCTTGAGAGCCCCGAGGATCGAATAGGAATGATCGGCAATGATTTCGTCGATCAGCGTTTCGTGATCGAGACCCTGAGCGTTCGCGATGCGACGCGGAGAGTTCTGGAGAGTGGCAACCGACAGGTGGTTCGCCGTGCGATCCTTGAGCGGCTCGATGTAGGGATAGCCCTGCGGATTCCAGCCCGCCCGATAGAGGTCGACCCCGTTCCGCGTGGCGAGCGCCCGCAGCCGCGCGCCGCGTTTCGATGGCTCGGCACTTACTCGCCGGACGAATTGCCGCCAGTTCGGACGATGCAGCGTGCCGACTTCCGTGACTTGCAGATCCCGGAACTTCATCCGGGCCTGATCGACAGCTCCCCGCCAGCCCGAGAAGTTGGTCTGGCTGGGATCGAGCAGCAGGATCGCCAGCGGCAGCCCCAGGTTGATCGCCAGGAACGTCAACACCAGATGCGACTGCTTGAAGAACCCATCGCCCGGCAGGTTCGGGGTGAACATCTGGAGCTTTTCGCCCCGCTTTCCGACCACTTCCATGCCGGGAAACAGGTGTTGCACCAGGCGATTGACGCCGGAGGAACTTGTCCGAGTCTCCGTCTCACCCATCGTGCCGGGATCGTCGCCAAGCGTGCCGTCTGGCACGGACGTCCCGTTTTGTTCGCGGAGAATCGTGATGCAACTGGCGACTTGCTGCTTGACCAATTCCGCGAACTGGATGTCGTCGAGCAGTCCGGTCAGCCAGACCATGGGACAGAGCCACGAAACGCCCTGATGCTGATCGGCACGGGTCGCCACGTAGTGATGCCAGACGTTCGGGTTTCCACTCGCATCGACGGCATCGATCGGCGTCGTCTCACGAACCGTGCGGAGCGGCGCCAACGGACTGAGTTCTTCTTTGGTGAACCAGTACTGCACCGGTTGGCCGCGATCACCGACGAGCACGCCATGGATGACGTTTCGTTTCGTGGTCCGCGGCGTGCGGCAGCGGTGGGCCTCGATCGACTGAATCTGCCCGGTGACCATCGGGAGATTGAACAGGCTCCCGTCATAGATCATCCGCCGGAGCGTCAGCTTCTCGATGTCATGCCAGGTGTGGAGTTCATTCCACGACACCTGCCGCTTGTCGGTCGACCACTCTTCGAAGGCATCCCACAAGATCGTGTCGGCTTCCTTGTCGCCGGTTTGCGGATCGACCGGGATGCCGGTTTGCAGGACATTCGTGATGAGCCGCTCGACACCTTGCGGAACGACATAATCATTCCGCTCAATGTCGCGGGTGATCTCCATGATGCGGAGATAGTCCGCTTCACTGCGGTAGTGCCAGTCCGGTCCCGCGCCGCCAGCCGGAAGCGTCCGGCGTTTGGTGAAGTTGTTACTCTTCGCGGCGTCATAGTCACCGCGAAGGTTTTGGAAGTCGTCCAGCAATGTCGGGACGGCGTTCATTGCCAGCGCTCCCGAGAGAACTGGCGCGGCATGTTAGAGCCGGTGGCAGCAGTCTGGCTCTGCACGACGGAAGCGAGAAAAGACCGAGCCTCCGCCGCGAGAGCCTTGATCGATTCGGTGTCGATCTCGGTCTCCCCGTTGACCGGACCTTTCGTCCGTTTCGGGAGCGACAACAGGAACCGGGCGGCCGCCAGAAACTCGCGGGCCTGTTCACCCGTCGGATCGCTGTCGTATCCCGTGTTGGCGCGGAACTGAGCGAGGGCGTCGTCGCGAGTGCTGGAGCCGGTGAGTGCCATGGCGAGCACGATGCCAATCGCATCGCGGTCGAGCCATAGCCCGGAGCCCTGAATCCCCTCCGGATTCTTTGGATTGTCTGGATTAAAACCCGGACAATCCAAAGAATCTAAGGCGTTATAACGAGGCAGAAGACTTGACAAAAAGACTTACCGCCTATCACACCGGGTCGATCTCAACTTCGGGCAGTTGGTCGATCAGCCACAGGATCGCATCCGAGTTGCTATTCACGAACCGTTTCGACCTCAGTTTGGCATGCTGCATCCGCAATGCAGCTCGCAGGCGATGGAGCTTTCGCGACTGTTCCGGGGTGAGCCGCAAGTCAACGTGCTGCCCGCGATACCCTTCCGGCACTTCGGCCGTCATTGGCACGCTAAGTTGCACATCAACCAGCGGAATGGCGGCCGGGGCCAGAGACTCGACGTCTCCCATGAGTTGATCGGTCGGAATCTCGAAGTCGGAGTCGCTGGCAACTTGCTCGACTTCGGAGGCGGAGCTTTTCTTCGGCATGGAATGAGTCCCTTCAGCGGTTGGTGATGAGCCACGCTCGACCATCGGGCGTGGTAACAGGTTTTTGCGTTGGTGCGGCCGGCGTGGGTGCCACGGCGGCGATCTCCGGCAGGTTGCCCCAGAGTTTTCCGTCCTGGGTGATGACCATGGCCGCCGTGCGGGCATACCGGATCGCATCGCGGTATTCGTTCGGCCCGCGCTTCTTCCAGGTGTGCAGCTCGTAACCGTCGTCATTGCGTTCGTTCGTGGCGTACTCGTTGAGCAGCTGCTCGAACAGCACGGCATCGACCGCACATTCCGCCGGGAACACGAATCCATGGGGAGACGACGGCTCGGTCGTCCCCTGCAACCATTCCTGCAGCCACTTCTGGGTCCGCTCGGTATTCACGATGACGAGATTGAGACCGCCCAGGTTGACCTTGTGCCTGGCCGATCCGGCATCGGGATCGCCATCAGGGGACGTGATTCGGAAACCTTCCGCGAACGCTCGGTTGTGCCCCTTGCTGGGCCAGAGTCCCCGGACCCGGCGGCAGAACGCATAGACCCGTTCGGTGAATGTCCCCGAGTCGGCCAGGGCCAGTCGTGGCCGCACAATTCTGCCGTCTGACCGTGGATAAGAGACCGTTTTCAGGAACAGTTCAAAGGCATCCTCGACCATCGTCAGCGTGGTCAGTTCCGCCGTCATTTCATGGGAGCCGTAGTCGATCAGAATGCCGCGGCCGTCGTTTCCCCAGCCGCAGACGACCCACCAAAAGCTCTCTTCCTGCACGTCGATTCCGACAGTCAGAAACCGGACCCACGTCGGAACGATCCGGAGCGAGTACTCGGGCGGACAAAGCCGAAGGAGCATTTCCTCGGTGGCCAGGTTCGGCGGCGCGTCGTCATACGTGAGGGCCTCCCACGAGTTGATGAAGTTCCGCCGCTTCTGGGTCTCGCGACACGATTCGAGCCACTTGTGGGCGATGACACCCCAGGTGATCGACGGCAGCAGCGAATGCAGCGTCGAGAGCGGTCCGAACGAAGCATGGGGCCCGGGGCGCTGCGGAGTGCCGACGAGTCGTCCCGAGCCTTCGACGCGCATCCCCTCGGGCACCCATACCCCCGAGTTCAGCATTTCATAACGGTGTTCGTCCAGAATCTTCCGTCGACAGGCGACGCACTCATACCAGGCTTCCTTCAGGGCGGCCACCAGATCACTGCGACCGCGCGAGTCGCGCGGCCACTTCAGGCCGCCAGGGCGTTCCCGGTCTCCCATTTCGAGCAGTTGGAAGTGATTGCAGAACGGGCAGGGAACGAGCCGCGCGCGATTGTCTCCCGCGAGCCGCGCCGCCTCGATCCGACTGCGGCCCTTATAGCTGGGGGTCGACATCCGCAGGACCTTCCAGCGGACGAAACCTTTCGCACGTTCGACCATCAGTTCCGCGAAGTCGGCTTCGTCCGACTTCCGCTTGGACATCTTGTCGATTTCGTTGAGAACGATGATCCGCGCGGCATAGTCGGCGGCCGTTGTCGCGGATCCCGACCACGCGCCATAGACCTGGCACCAGGTCAGCAGGATGTTCGTCGTGCTCCTCAAATGACGGGGCGGCAGCAGCTCCGCCATGTCCGGAATCTTTTCCAGCACGCGCCAGAGCCGACGGAACACACGACGGAGCGACTTCTCGTCGGCATCGGCGAAGGCCATCGGATCGGGATCTGTCGCGGCCGTCTTTGCCAGGGCGCACAACGCCAACTGCGTCTTACCCAGACGCGACGCCCATTGCAGATCGATCTCCCGATAGTAGGGGTCATCGAAACAGGCCAGCGGCTCGATGGCGTGGGGGAATAGATCAAACCTGACCTTGCCCCGGATTTCGCTCCCCTGTGGCAGGATCACGCGCTGGCTGGCCCACTCGACGGTCGGCACGCGGCGACGCGGGCGCAGCACGTCGGCGACAGAGCGGGAGAGACCGAACAGGAGACCCATAACAGCACGTCTCGAATCACTTCAAATGCGGACAGTTCGCCAGTTCGTCGGCCAGTTGCTCGCGGCGGGTGGCCAGCTCGTCGCGCAGCCGCTCACGAATCGTTTCGCGATGCTCAGGCGGCAGGATCTGGGCGATGAGGTCCGGGAGCTGCTCACACCAGTCCGCCAGTCCCGACAGCACGGTTGCGTGAAACACCTCGATCGCCTGGCGGGGCAGGAGCTTCGCCTCTTCGCGCTCCAGTTTGAGATTGAGGAGCCGAGACGTCGTCTTGGCCTGTTCGAGCTTCTGCAGGTTCGTCGCGAGACGGACCGCGTCGGCTTTGCCGTCCAGGTCACTTCCTTTGCGGCCCCTGTCATCGCGCCACCGCTTGATTGCTGAAATGTCGTAACCGGCCGACCAGTCCGGAAAGCCCGGATCCTGCATCCAGTCGCGGAGCGCCCGGCTCGTGATTCCGAGCCGTCGGGCCGCTTCCTTCTGTTCCAGGACGAGCACACTATTCCGCCGCAAAAATCTAGGAAATTGCTGACATTGGCCGGGCTTGGACTTAGCACGAAACCCCACTTTTCCGGCTGAAAAACAGCTTCTTTCGCTCTTGAGCCCCCCCGTGCCGTCCGTAGTATGTATTACATAACGAATGACGCAAACAGGGACGCGAACGATGACCGACGTGAAGCAAGAAGCCAAGAGCCGCAACATTCGCTGGACGGAGATCAAGCGAGTCGCCAGCGAACTTCGTCAGCTCGCTCGGCAGGAACGCGAATGGGAATGGTCGCTTCGCCGCCGGGTCTGGGAGTTCTACGCCTACACACGAGACTCGCTCCCCTTCTGGCGTCATGGCATGAAGTCGCGATTCCGTCGGGCGTTCGAAGATGGGGACATGACCCTGATTCCCCGGTTCGACGACGTCGCCCAGTCGATCGCCTGCGAGTTCCCCGAACTGTCCAACAAAGACGACATCAGCCAGTGGCTCTTCGAATTCCTCCGCGAGCCGCACAACACGCTGCCGTCGCTCGAATCGTTCTACGCCCAGGCCCTTGAACTTTGTTCCGACGAAACCACCGCTGTCCCGTTCTAACATCCCGATTCTGGAGAACTGACCATGTGCGAATTTGAACTCCGCAAGATGTCGTCCCGCGTTCAGAAGCGTCTGCCGTTCGAGCACACCCCCCCGGCCGCCGCCGAACCCCCGAAGCACCTTGAAGACTGGGAGATCATCCATACCTACAGCCGACGGCAGGCGATCGAGGACGGCATCCTGGTTCAACTCTCGGGCGAAGACTACGAAGGGGACGACTGGATCCCGCAAATGGTGGCCGAGGCCGGGTTCAAATGTCCGGTGGCGATGACGGTCGCCAGCTTCATGGACTGCGTCGCGATGACGAATGCCGCCAAGCAGGCCCTGAACGACATCAAGGGCCGGTTGTGGGACGTCCTGTGGATGCTGAAGGATGCCATTCGGCGGGGGCCAGGTCAGACGGACTCGATCTCCTTCCAGTTGCATGTCGTTCGCGGCCGGGTTCGCCCGGACCTGGTTCGTCTGAAAGCGATGATCGGCCCTGGCGACGATGGCGAGCCGGTCATCACGATCATGTACCCGCACGAAGACTAGATCACCTCCCTGGCCCCCGGTCGTTCGCGATCGGGGGCTTTCTGGCTTACGTCCCCAACATGGATGTCCCCATGAACGATGATGACGAATTCCGCTTGATTCCCCCCGCGCCGCCCCGTCCTGTGACCCGGTTCGAGAACGACGGGTACAATCGGCAACGACTGTTGATCCCCGACGCAATGGACCTGCCAGGACAGATGTCGCTGTGGCCGGATGCGTTCGACGCTCCAATTCAGCAGCCAAGGAGGGATTAAATGCGAGCCCTGACAATTCATCAGCCGTGGGCCTGGGCGATCGTGCATGGCCCCAAGCGGATCGAGAACCGAAGTTGGTCGACCAACGTCCGGGGCTGGTTCGCGATTCATGCCGGGAAGTCGACGCAATCGTACGCCACGCATCACGATGTCGTGTCACAACTGATCGGGCGGCCGTTGCCGTCTGTCTCGGACCTTCCGTTCGGTGCGATAGTCGGCGTGGCTCGACTGGTCGGTTGCAGTCGCATCGAATCGATTCGGGATCCGTGGGCGTTCGGGCCTTGGTGTTGGCAACTCGATGACGTCCATCCGCTGGAACGCCCGCTGCCGTGTAAGGGTCTTCAAGGTTGGTGGAGCGTCCCTCTTGCGGAGGTGTGCGCATTGCTGCCGATCGACCTGGCCAGGGCGCTCCGATCCGCTGGCCGCGACGTCCAGCCGCCGCTAGACTTTTGTCGAACGTAACGTCTGACGGGTGAACCATGAAAAAGAAGACGACAGCCACGGTGGCCAGTTTTCGCAAACGACGGGCGATGGATCCCGAGGACATGGCCGACCAGATGATCCAATGCCGCTGCACCGCGGCCGAAAAGGATCGCGCGATTGCGGCCGGCGAGAAGCTCAAGTTGTCGTTGTCGAATGTCATGCGGTGTGCCCTGGCGGAGTTCCTGGAACGGAACGGCTGCTAGTCAATGACCGGTTCCCCGATGAACGCATAGCGGGATTGTCGGCGTGGCCCGGTACGATCAACGGCGCCGCACCGGATGAGTCGATCGATCGTCTGATCGACGCAGGCTCCGGAGACGTTCGCGCGACGAGCGATCTCGCGTTTGCTCAGTCCTGGGGTTTCTTTCAGGACTTGGACGATTTGGCTCCCGGCCTTCGATGGCACGTAGACGTCCTGGCGGAGCGTCAACAGTCCCCGGCTGACATGGGCCGGCGCGGCCGGTCCGACGTACTCGAATCCAGCCGTCACACGATTCGTCGATCGTGTCGCTTTCATCTTCGTCCCGGCGCGGCCGTCTTGGACGAGTCCCGGCGCTCGACGCATGATCCAGAGCCCCTTTGCACGGCGCCGGTGAGCGATCACCGCCGGGTGACCGCTGGTCGAGAAGAATCGATAACCCCGCGTTCGGTAGAGTGACGCAACGAACTCGCTCATACGTGACCCAAGCCCCAGGCCCTGGAAGTCCGGCAGGCACACCGTCCGGTGTTCGCGCATGCCCGGACGGTGGGGATGCGGGAATCCGATGACAGCCGTGAAGACTGCCGGCCGCCCGTCGACAGATCCGAGAAAACACTGGGCGCTCCGATGGAGCTTGGTGCTCAGATAGTGATGCTGCTGGAAGATGTCCCAAGCCTTACGATGGACGCGCGAAACATCGAGACGGAGGGGCGGCCGTTGCCTTTCGGACCTCCAGTGGAACTGTCGCTCCTGGAGATCGAACACCCAGTCGGGATCGAGCCACTCGACGNNTAGTGGCAACTGACGGCGACGAACCGGGACTTGCGACGTCGGATCAGCTTGGCGACGGCAGCGCTGCCCACCTTGGCCACGGTTCGATCAACGACCGAGGTGAACTCGTCGATCACCGCCAGGTCGGGAGACTCCGCCAGGGCTCGGGCCAGGGTCACCCGGAACTGTTCGCCATTGGAGAGGCAGGCAAACGGCCGCAACCAGCTCGGCGGCGACGAGAAGCCGACACTCGACAGAAGGCCGGTGATCTCGTCAATCGGCATCGTGTCCGGGAAGGCGTCCACCAGGCTGCGATCGCTGGGCCAGTCGTACCCACTCACCAGCGAATCCGCGAACAGGTTCCGGGCGATCGTTGACTTCCCGCTGCCGGACGGACCGACGATCAGCCCGAGGTTCCAGGGGCGTGCATCGACAGGGAGATCGATCGACCATTCCTGGCGACTGGTCTCTGTCGGCGGAAGATCGAACAACCCCTCCAGTTGCATCACACGAGGCGACCGGACGATCGCCACTTCGTTCACACAATGAGCGCTCGACATGTCAGCCCTTCGGTCTTGAACCGCTCCAATAGCGCCCGCTGCTGGGCATCGTCGCCGCACTCGATCAGGATCCGGTACTGCATCGGCGATTCGGACACGCTCGACCCCGGCGTGGTGTCTTTGTCCGCACTCCCGGCCGATGGCTTCTCGTCGACGATCACCTTCGCCAGTTCTTCGGCCAAGTTGTCGAACATGGACTCCAGATCGATGTCGCCAATCTGACCATCAATCTCGGTGAGCAGTTGATCGAGTTGTTCCTTGTTCCAGTGCGACAGTTCAGCCGTGCGGTTGTCGGCGATCGCGAACCCTGTGGCCGACGTGTCGTCTTCCGTCACGCGCACGACGGCCACATGCGACCATCCCAGCTTCCGGGCGGCTCGCAAGGTTCCATTGCCGGCTCGCACGATCCGGTCCGGCATCTGAACGACGATCGGCTTTCGTTGACCGAACCGCCGGAGACTCGCCGCGATAGCGTCGACGCTCGTGTCGTTATGTTCGTTCGCGTTCCGCGGATCCTCGACCAGATCGGCGACCGGAAGCGCGAGCGGCCGCAAGTCTTCCGCGATGTATTCGACGGAAGGCATTGCAGCCTCTGGGGTTTTGGGTGCTCGCTTGGCC